CTACTGATTAAACCACTGACCTGGATGCAGCATTCAGGTCAGTGGTTTAATCAGTAGGGTACTATGGAAGCTAAAACTTTTTGTAGCAGATGTCAAAAGGAATTCCCTCGAAGTTGTTTGAGCTGGACTCATGACTGCCACGGAATTCCTTTTCGACTTGTTTGCCCTGAGTGCTACGCAGTGGTCTTATCAAAAGGCTACGACGGAGAGTACTACGACGAAACACAGGAGTGCATAGATGAAGACTATTGAGTTTAAGTTTTTAAAGAGTGCGAAACAGGAGTGCAGAAAACTTAAAAAGCTGCCGTTTGTTCCTTTAGACAAAATGAGGACTATAGTTCTTACTGCTCCGGATGAGCACACTTATGACTTGTTAGAAAAGTTAGAAAAAGAAAAACGTAGGTGGAGCTTACGCAAGTTCCATTTACCAGACATTTGGTTTGTGTCTACTACGGAAGACCTTGTTGGTATTAATCCTTTAGGAGTTTATTACATGACACAGGATTTTCAGGACACAGAGCTGGAAAGACTTTTACGACTTAGAATTCAAAGTAGAATGGGTCTTGACTTTCCGGCTAAAGGATTTAAGGAAACAAAATAAAGTAAGGCGGTTGCCTTAATAAAAATCTGGCTAGCTTAAATGCTAGGAGGAATCTATGGAAAAAATTTATTACATTAAGCAGTACCATCGTGGTCACTTCACAGTCATCAAAGGAACAATCAAGCAGTTTGTAGAAAACTATTTTGGCTACACTCTTGACTGCGGTCACAGTTGGAACAGTAAGATTAACCCGAAGCCAACAACTTACAAAAGTCTGATTTCAAATCTGAACAAATCCTATCATGAAACTCAGGGCAGCTGCTACGATCAGGATAGCGTTGAAGAAGCAACCGAAGCAGACTATATCAATGCTGAACAGCTTGGCTACAGAACTTCTGAAGCAAGCTAAGGAGAAATTTATGGACATCGGTTCAGGAAACGGATACCCAGAAAGTGCCTTAAGCAACTTTGCTCCTCACAAATTTACAATAGACGACGTAGAGTGCAACTCTATGGAAGGATTTTTGCAGTCTTTGAAATTTAAGAATCCAGATATGCAAAAAGAAGTTTGTAAACTCGTAGGTAAAGCTGCAAAGTTTAAGGGTAAGAAAAAGAAATGGTGGAGAGACCAAACTCTTTACTGGCAAGGAAAATCAATAAAAAGAGATTCCGACGAATATCAGGACCTTTTGGACAGAGCCTTTTCAGAGCTATCGAAGAACGAAGGATTTAAAAAGGCTTTGCTCGCAACAGGTTCTGCAACTTTGACTCATTCTATTGGAAAGAATGATTTGCACAAAACTGTTTTAACACAGTCAGAATTTTGTAGAAGACTTACTTCTATTAGAGAACAATTAAAGGAGAACTAAAATGCCACTTACAAGAGAGGAACAAGACTTTGTTCATTCCGCTGCTTCCTATTTTAGACAGGAGCGTGATTTTACCATGCGGGACAAATTTGCTGTAGCAGCTATGCAAACAATGCTTGAAACTCAGAACAACAAAATGACTTATGAAGACATAGCCGACTTAGCATACAACATGGCAGATATCATGATGAAAACTAGAAATAAAAAGGGATAGGGAGAAAAATGAAAAATTCAAAATGGTTTAAGCAGGGCATAATAATTTTCTGCTTTTTGATTACGGTAGCTTGCGCAGGAACTGTTAGCTACGTACTTACTCGAAAATCTACTTTAGAAGAAATCGGTTTAGTTTCTACTAATTATTTAACCGTTTATGAACACCCAGTAAAAGTAGACGATTTTGTAAACAAGTATTCGTTCTTTTTAGACGATGAAAAGGCAGAATACTTAGTCCAGCTTTGCTCAGACTTTAATGTAGACAGTGACTTAGTTGTTGCTATTCTTATGCAAGAAAATCCTACGCTTAAAGTAGATGCTGTCAGTGGTCCAAACAAGAATGGAACAGCGGATTTAGGCTTGTTTCAATTAAATGATAGGTGCCTCTTTCAGAAGGACGGATTTTTGGATTTATTTTGGCCAAAGGAATTCCCTGAGTTTGAAGCATCTAACTGGAAGCATAATTCTTACGTAGCTGTTCGACTTATAGGAGACTTGACCAAAACATTCGGAGAAAACGCTTATGAAAACATCGCAGCAGCTTATAACTGCGGTCCTGGCAGAGTTTTCTTGGGGCAGATACCTGTAAGTACATCTACTGTTTACGTTCCTTCTGTTATGAACAATCTGGCTGCTATTAAGTGGTCTTAGCCTATTTCGATAGAGGAGAACTTTATGTTCATATTGAAAGAATCCGTAAGATACAGACTTATTGTTCCATTTACACTTGAAGGAGAACCGATGGCTCCTGCCGATGCTATGGCTGGTTTTCATACTGAAGTTTTTCAGAGTTTAAAAATCCCTTGCGTTCAGGACAGAGGATACATGTTCCTTGAGATAGGAGAAAAATCTGTTCTTGAAGCAAAGTACAAAACTCTCGTTGCGAAAGGGGCTTTGCCCAAAAATGTTAAAGGCTACTTTGATGTGTGCTCAGAAGACTTTTATGACTGCCATGCAGATCTCGCTCCAGCATCTCCTAAGCAGGATGAAATCGAAAAAGAGCTTTTTGACAGCTACTCTGGTTTTGGAGATGAATATGAAAACTATGACTTCAAACTTCTTGAACAAGTAGCCTTTACTAAGCCCATGGCTAAGAACTGGATGACAGCAGGCTGGAAAATCGAAGTAGAAGGAAAAGACGATCCTTTCAGTAAGTACATTAAACTTGTTGCTCTATCAGAGGAAAAATTTTCAACACCATTGATTGACTTGAACTGGTTTTTCAACAAAGTAAAACCGAACTTCACACCTAGACAGATACAAGAGTTTATGTATAAAACTTATCCGAAGGCTTACGCTTACTCGGAAATGTACTTAAGCACAAAAGACTTTATGTAATCATACTGTCTGACCTAAAGCCCTCTTCGGAGGGCTTTTTTAGTCCCTATTTCCTTATGGAAATAATTGTTCCTAAAACAGACTACGAAAATCCGAATGATAATCCTTTTCTCATAAAAGACCTTATTCAAGGCGATGAATCTGTCGCAGATAGACAAGATTTTCAGCGTTTGTCAGACCCTGAGATTCAGAAAGGCTTGCAGCTGATCTTAAATAATCCGATGCTGTCGGACAACATGAAGGAATTACTCCTTCTTGACTCCTGGAGGATCAACTATAAATCTAAACCGCCTACAATAAAAGAATTCCTTTCAGAAGAATGGCTTGGACCTCAGGCAGAAAGTTTATTCGTCCACGCTCGTAGAATCCTTACAGAATTCTGGGACTATGACTCTCCTTATCGACATCTTGTTTTGGCAAACGCTATCGGTGTCGGTAAGTCTACTATTTCGGCTGTTCACAATCTTTATGTTTCCGTTATCTTGTTTTTAATGAGAAACCCGAAAAAGTATTTCGGCTTAGCAGCGTCTACTTCTATAGTTCAGGCGTTTATTTCGTTTTCTCAGGACAAGGCAAAACAGCTCTTACTCCAGCCTTTTATTCAGATACTTACTACTTCACCTAAATTCCATAGAGTAAAAGTTGAAGAGCATCTTGAAGCTCATCAGAAAAAATACCCTGACCAGATTTGTTGGACAACTGCTTCTCGTATTGGTGTACTTCAGTTCCCTAATGATATTCACTATATAGTCGCTTCCGGTCCACATCAGCTGCTCGGTTTGAACATGATTCAGTCAACTATGTCGGAAATTTCGTTCTTTATTGATCGAGGATTTTCAACAGATTATATCTGGCGTATTTACATGGATTCTAAGGAGCGTATCAAATCTCGTTTCGGTACAAAATATTTGGCAGGAACTGTACTTGACTCATCTCCTAACGACCTTGACGTAAGTCCTATCGATAAATACATATTTACGGGGCAAGCTCAAAAAGACCCAGAAAACTATGTAAGTATCGGAAGTCAGTGGGAAATGTACGAAGAAGACCCTGCTCGAAAACGTGTACGAGAACTGTATCCGATTTACGCTGAAACAGGGGAGAAGTTCCCAGTATTTAGAGGTTCTGCTTCTTCACCTGCAGAAGTTTTGAACGAAGACAACTTAGCACTTTATCCAAAAGAAGAAGTTATCTGGGTTCCTATCGACCTTAAACGAGAGTACATGGAGTCAACTACACGAGCCGTTAAGAATACGGGAGGTTGGCCAAGCGGTTCTCTCGATAAGCTGATTCGTGAACGACAGCTGATAGAAGACATTTTTACTCCGCAGCTTAAGAATATACCTACTTATATCATGGCTCCTTCAACCAAGCCTGCAGCAGAGCTTATTTGGAACCAGATAAGAGACAAGTTCTTTATCAAAGTCGGACAACGATACGAATTTTACAGAGCACCAAAGGCTCTGCGTGTTTTGTCTTTCGACTTAGCCGAAACAGGAGACGTATTAGGTATATCTATGTCTCACTGGGAGTGGGATGCCGTTAATAATGAAAAGATTGCCGTGCATGATTTCAATATTGCTATTTCTCCAGGAAAAGGACGAATAAACTTGGACGCTATTCGTACGTTCCCTGAAGACTTAAGAGATAAAGGCTCAATTAATCTGTTTAAGATTACGTTCGATAACTTCCAATCTCACGCAACAATCGCTTACTTAAAGGAAAAGGGATTTAATGTAGCTAAACTTTCTGCAGATACAGAGATCAATGTTTACCTTACTTACGTAGCTTTAATTAATATTGGAAACGTAAAGTCTGGAAGAAACATTTTCTTAAAGAACAACTTGAAGTGTATCCAGGAATCTACTACAGAAAAAGGACGCAAGAAAATAGACCATACTATCGGAAAAGTAGTAAACATCTTAGACACTAATGATTGGGATTTGTCTATGATGGGAACAAATGCAAAAGACGTTTCCGATACTGCAGCCGAAAATGTTTATACGCTTGTCCACGAAGAGCTTACCGTTCCTCGCTATATCTACAATCGTGAGCTGGATGTTGCATTTGAGAATAACTATATTGGTGAGGGGCTTATTGTTGAAAGCCCTAAGAGTAGCGATTATGACGAAGCCTTTAGGAAGTCTATGGAAAAGAATTTGACTAAGTTAGGGCTGTCCGTAAAATCTTATGCTTAAATTTCTGTTTTATAAAAACCTTTTTGGATTCTTCCGGAATTTTATTTTTTGGAGGAACCATATATGGTTTTTAATACAGAGAAAGGCAAACATGTCGAAAATTCAGTCGGAGCTGCAGACGAGTTCCAGATAAAGGCAGATGAAAAGCTGTTTATGCTTTTGTCTGATAGCGTTTACTCAGATAAGATTGCTGCGGGCATACGAGAAATAACTTGTAACGCATACGATGCTCACGTAGAATCGAATCAGACTCGAAAATTCCAAGTAACAATTCCATCCGAAGCTAAGCCCGAATTCAGAGTACGAGACTTTGGTACAGGGCTTGCTCCTGAGCAGATGTCTATGTACACAACTTATGGGGACTCTACTAAGGAAGGAAGTAACGCTTACATCGGAGCTTTCGGAATCGGAGCCAAATCTCCTTTTGCTTACACAAATACTTTTAACGTTACTTCCTACTACGGAGGCAAGGCTTACTATTATGTAATGTTTGTAGAAAACGGAAAACCTCATAAAACGCTGTTGTCTTCTTGTGACACAGATGAACCAAGCGGTCTTGAAGTTTTTTACGCTGTAAAACCCTCAGACGTAGATGAATTCCAGTCTAAAGCAAAAAGAATTATTCGCTGGATGAAAGACCGTGTTGAAGTTCTAAACGCAGACTCTTGGTGGTTAAGTGACCTTGAAAATCTGAATTCCGATTGGCAGGCTGCGGACTACTTGGGACAGAGCTTCGGAGAAATTGGTCTTGAAGTTAATGACAACTCTTACGGAGGAGAATTCCGAGTAGTTCAGGGAAACGTACTTTATTCCATTTCTCAGGACGAATGTAGAGAAGCATTTTCTGCCTTCATAGACAAAGAAGAATCTGGCTCTTTCAAGGTTAGACAGGTAATGACTCCTAACGTTACTTTTGTAGGAACTTTGAAAGTCCCTAACGGAACATTTATGCCACAGCCTTCCCGAGAGCGTCTTTCTTTTACTCCAGAGACAAAAGAAAAACTTGGCTCTATTTTGTGCCTTATTTACAGAGAAAAAGTTGTGACTGAAATAAGTAGGATGCTTAAGGCTGCCCATAATTCTTATGTTCGTTTGTACCGTTTGTGGACAGGAGCACCTTCTGTTGTGAAGAACAGCCCGAAGTTTGATAATCTCTATTTTAAGGGCTACACTTCTCATGCAGATTTCAAGGCATGGACTAAGTCTATTGTTCGAAATGTTCGAGTTATGAAAATTGCAGCTACCAGTAGACAGGCATCAGTTGTGAACATCAAAGAAACTACAGCTGCTTCCATAGTCCAGGATCAGTTCCCTGTATACGCTTATTTCAGCGGAGCTTTTCTTTCCTTTGAGAAAAAATGTCGTATTCTTGAAGACTTAAAAGTTCTGCACGCAGGTCCTGTAGCTTACATAGTATTTAATGACACTTCGGCTTTTCTTTCGGAAGAAGACTTGAAAGCCGTAAAAAATGTAGACGATCTGCCTAAAAGTTCAGCAGGAATTCAGGCACAGTGGAAATTGAACGCTGTTTCTTCAGGGTCTGCCCTTACGGTTTTGAATCTGAGATCAGGAGAAGTGCGTAGAACTTCAAAGGTCTTTTCAAATCCAGATGACCCTACAGATGATGAACTTGACTATACTTTTTGGGTTCCAGCAGAAAAAGCCTATAAAGTAGAATTCGCTAACATCAAATACGATTTTGAATACAAGAGAGGTCGAATGGATTTTACTGACCGCTATCGTGTTGTAGTTGGAAACTACATGGCGAAGACTGCGGAAGAAAACCAGAGGTCTTTCTATGGAGACGCTCGACTTGTTTTGCTTCCTGAAGGACATCCTTACAGAAACTTAATTTGTGAATTCAAAGACATCATAGTTGACGGAGCGAAGTACTACATCGACAGCTACGAAGCCAAGCTGGAATACAACTTGAGCTATAGCGATGAATATTATTTGCCTTTTGTTAAGAAACTTTTTGAAAGAGGTTTGTTTAACAAAGTGATTGATGACGCTTCCGTTATAGCGAAGTACAATGACTGGGTAACCAAGCAGTACAAGACAGGAAGAAGACTTAATTCCTTCTGTGATTTGTCTTTCATTCCTCTGGACGCAGCTTACACAGCTAAGGCTCAGAGCCTTTCTCAAAGTTCATCTAGTGGAATTTATTCACTTGAAATCTGCGAAGAAGTTATTAAGCCTGTTATGGAAAAATTCCCATTGACTCAGATTCTGTATGAAAGCTACTCTTCAAGAAAAGACCCAGTTGTCTTAAATGACTTGGCAGAGTATGTAGAATATAAATTAAATATAGCTGAAAACAGCGAGGAGAAATCTGCATGATTCCTTACATCATTAACGAAGACCGAATTTCATTATTCGTAGCCGGAAAGCCTGTGACACTTGTAAAAGACGACACACGCTTTAACAAAATTGCGAAAGCCCTGAGGGAAGGAGCTTCTGATGAAGACATTCAGTGCCTTTTGGAAAACAGAGATATTGCAGCTGTTGTCACAAAGGAAAAGTCTTTCGGTAAGATTTCTCCTGCTTTGGCTAAAAGAATTGAATTCCTTAAGGAGCAGGGGCTGCCTCTTACTTCTATTCATCGCTTTATCCGCAATCTAAACGAAAATCCTTCTGAAGAGTCTAAGAAAGACTTGTACGGATTTCTTGAAGCCTGTGACTTGCCGATTACAGAAGACGGCTGCTTCTTGGCTTACAAAAGAGTAAGCGGAAACTTCAAGGACTGCCACACAGGTAAGATGGACAATTCAGTAGGAATGACCGTTGAGATGCCTCGTGAAGATGTTGACCCAGACAGAAATCAGACTTGCAGTACGGGGCTTCATGTTTGTTCAAAGTCTTATCTTTCTTCTTTCTCTGGAGAAAACACAGTTGTTGTAAAAGTAAATCCAAGAGACGTTGTTGCTGTTCCAGTAGACTATCACAACGCAAAAATGCGTGTTTGCCGTTACGTAGTAATAGGCATCATTGAACCAGAAAATGGAGAGGACATCAAACCATTAGCTGTTTCAAAGACCAAGAAAAAGACAAGCAAGGTTAAGAAAGCAAAAACTGTTGTAGCAGAACTTGACAAGGCTGGAAAGTTCGATGCTTATGTAAAGGAGCGTAAACTTCCTAAAGACATTACTAAAATGGAAAAGAACCAGAAAAACGCTTTGCGCAAGTTTGCTGCTCGTTTGCTTTACGGAAAAGCTCACGCAGCCGGAAAAGAAATCTGTGCTTGTAAAACTCTTTCAGAACTTAAGAAAGTAGTTTGTGGAGAATAACTTTCCTATTTAATGAGTAGCTTACGGGCTACTCATTTTCTTTAAAAGAGGATAGCTATGATTCAATTAAAAGAAAATTCTGCTTTAAAGGAAGGTCTGGTTCCTTGGAGTAAGATATTTCCTGATGTGTTTGAGTACTCAAACTTTTCTAAGAAAATTGACGTAGCTGCTTTTATAGGCTCATCAGAAAGACCAGGAAATCCACAGCCTTGGACAGTTTCTGGAGGGTCTGTTCAGAAAGCAGTTTTCTCAAACAACAGTATTCTTATTGATTTTGGAATTCACTCAGGGGACAAAGACCTTAAGTCAGCAAGACTTTATTTGTGTCCTAAGGGAATCTACTTGTACAGAAACAGTGACCCAGACAACTGCTCTGTTTATTCAGATAAAAGTATCTACGTTCATGACTTTATTTTCGATTCAAGAAAATCTTATAAAGGACATACAAAAGGCGGAACTGTAGAACTTTCTTTTGGTCAGCCTGAAAACATGTCTAATGTTGATGGAAGTCCCGCAGTTTACGTAGACAGACTTACTTTCTATTTGGGAAGTTCTGTCGGAAATGGAGGTTTTTAATTATGATCGTTTTATCTGAAGGAACAAAAACAAAATCATCTTTGCACGAAGGAATTGACTTAGTTCGTTCTAAGTGCTTGGAAGACTTGAAAGCAATCCTGAGCTTGAACAAAAGATTTGAAATTCTGGTTTCAGGCAAAGGTACGCTTATGCTGTATGATGAGGATGCTATGAATTGCATTCAGCAAACTCCTTTTACTCTTAATGGAGTAAAGGCTACTGTTAGTACACAGAAAGTCAGCAATGAAGTTTGCCCCGTAATTTCATTCAGCTCTGGTAAGTACACATTCAATATTGCTGTGAAGAAAGACTGGCTGTTTGCTTACGTAAATCAGTCAGGCTATCCAGCTGACTGGGCATTGTATGCTGAAGCAACTGAAGTAGTTGATTTTGCTTATTCTCATTCTCGTACGCTTAAAGGGGAAACAGATTCTTTAAGTTTGCAGCTGAAAATGAAGCACGCAGACGACGAAAGGTCTGACGAATCTGCACAGCCACTTCCGATTTTCGACAGCCTGTCTTTCAGCATTCAGACTCTTTAAGGTAAGGTAAACCTATTTTGTTAAGCCATTGAAAACTCTTTTAGAATTCCGTAGCTTCAGCCAGAAGTTGCGGAATTTTAATTTTTAGGAGGTTGCCCTTTTTATTTAAAAGAGGTACTTCAATGTTAGAAAAAGAGTTAAATCATGATTTAGTGGCTTTATTTAAAACGGCAGGGTGGGCTTACAAAATTCCAGATCCTTCTCAGGAGTCTGCAATTTCTAGTAGTAAACGTCCATTTGATGGACTTGCTTATTTTGAGGATATCGGAAATTTCTATTTCGAATCCAAACTTGATAAGCATAAATTACAAGCGTTTTCCCTAACACGAGTAGAAGACCATCAGTACGAGAATCTTTTACAGCTCCGAACTCTCGGGGCAAATACGGCTGTTATACTTGGTTTTTGGGTTCCAAGAAAAGATTATTACTTCTTTGTATTCGACCCTCTTTTTCTTTCTAACTTAAAAACTACAAGAAAGTCTATCCTAGGAAAAGAACTTCAGTGGTACAAGGATAACGGTTATTTTATTGAAACCAGATGGAAGCAGCCTTTTACTCCTAAGCTCCTCTTAGAAAAGCGTATAGACTTTTTGCCAGAGGAGAAAGTATGACAGGCGAAGAATTTTTAGCACTACCCAAAGAAACAAAACAAGACTTTGTAGCGAGTACGCTTACTCAGAAAAAAGATTCTCCAGAAGGAAAACTGTATTTTATTCCCAAGACAGCTTGTTGCAGAAATTATGTTGAATGGGGATGGGGACAGGCACCGAAGGTCTGTCCTTACTGCGGTTCTGTTCACTGGCAAAAACCTGCTTTGGAATATTTTCTTTTTACAGAGCAGGATAAATTTGTTCAAGAGTATCCGGACACTACTCGTCTTGGAAAAAAGATGTTTCCACTTATCTTAGATTACGCCAAAAATCTTATTCAAGGCTTAATCAAGGGCAACACAACTTTAAACTCGGATGACTTGGACGAAAAAGCAAACGACGCAGCAACTATGCTACTTGAAGTTATTCTGAAAGACCCTAATCATTCTATGAAATGGTCTTTTGGAGAATACCTTAAAAGGTTGTGCAAGTCTGTAACATTTGGACCTAAAGACCACGAACAGACTTTTTCATTAAACTCTATTTTAGGGGATGGAGAACGAGAATTGGGAGACACTATTGTCGTAAAAGCCCATACAGGTGGAATAGACGTAGCAGCCGGAAATGATGAAGACGTAGAAGAGTTTAGAATGAATAACTCTTACGAGTCTGAATACAAAGAGCAAGAAAACTTACCAACTAAGATGATCAGCATAGTTGAAAAGTCCGCAGACGCTATCTGGTCTAACACTCAGAAGCAAGAAGATTGCATCCTATTTTTGTTAGGGATGATTTTGAAGTTTAAAACCAAAGATGAGAAAGCCTTATTAGACTTTTATACTATGGCAGGAACTCAGACTAAGAAGTTTGTTGAAAAAGGCGAATTAATTCTGTACAGTTACCTGAAGAGTATTACCCAATAAAAGAGGATAAAATCTGTGAACACATTATTTGACGAAAGCAATTCTGTTTTTGAACAACAACTGAAAGACATTTTTAAGCCTGCGGAAAACAAGGAGCAGTCGTCTCTATTTTCTATTCTTTCTTTAGTTTTTTATCACAATTCTAAAATCACAGACTTACACGACATTTATAAACTTCTGGGGCTGGATAATTTTATCAAGTTGGTGTCTTTACTAGATGGACGAACGGTTCGATTCCCGACCTCGTCAGAATTAAAAGACGCAATTATCTTAGCCCTTTGTTTCTATTATAAAGAAATCGAAAACAAGGACTGGACAGAAATCCACGACTTAGTTCCTTACAACTTTAATTCTATTTCTATTTCCTACAAGATAAAATCTCTTAACGCAGCTATGCGACAAGAGCTGAAAAACTTTTTCCAGGAGAAGACTGATGCTAATTCTAAATGAAGCAAAACAAGTAGGAATTCTCTATCACGTAACTGACATAGAAGGATTCAAGGGAATTCTGGAAAGTAATAAACTTGGTAAGTACCCTGACTCATACGTATCTTTTACAAGAAGTCCTCGTTACACTTATGTTGCTGGAACAGAAAAATATTTCGTAATACAGCTTGTAGTTGACGGAAACAAATTATCTACTCGCTACAAAATCACACCTTTTGCATCTCAGGATTCCTATGTTCAGGGAAAACGCTTTGAAGCAGAGGAACGAGTTGACGAACAGATTAAGGATATAGGAAAATATCTTTTGGAAATACGACCTTTACGAAAAGATTTTAAGTATGGGGAATTCATAAGTAAGATGGCTTATTTTCGTTTTCTTGCAAAATATCCTCAAATTAAAAACTCTGTATTCCCTGAAGACCAGAATCCTTTGAACTTAGAAAAGAACATATCCGGAATTTACAAAGATGGTAAACGAGTAAAACCTTTTACAGTAGATACTGGAGCAAAAGTTTGCTGGGATTTTTTCAAACTTGCCAAGCTGCATGCAGATGACGAATGGTTTGAAGGTTCTTACTTCTCAGGATTTGATCCAGGATATTCTTTGGACTCTCAGGAGCTGAAGGGCTATGACCTTGTTTACGTTGCGATGGATGGACAAACAATCGTTGTTAGAGCTAAAAATGAATCTAAATATAAATGGTTACAAGACTATGGAACTTTAAGATTCAGTCCTTACGTAAGTCCGTTTGAAGGAGGAAATGATGGACGAGACTATTAAAAATCAGGCTGCTCAGATGTTGAAGAAAATAGATAACCCTGCTCTTCAGAGTCAGGTAACCCGAATTCAGAATGAAGATCCTATGGAAGAACTTAAAAAAGAAGTTCTTAGTTTTTTCAAGACTAAGATAGCAGCCATTAAAAGATCAGAAAAAGTAAAAGAGCTTGTTTACAATCAGCTGGAAAGTAAGATTCAAGGGGGCGAACTTGAGTTTGACCAGTTAATGATGGTTCTCTCAAGATTGGACAACGGCTCTAATGAATCAGCAGATTCTATCATATCTATGTTCCGTCCTACAGCAAACGGAACTTCTGCTCTTACAGAAATCGTTAGACCTGCAGGAGAATCTAGTGACATTGCAAAAGCCTTTGCAGGATACTCTTCTGAAGACTTGCAAGCTATTGAAAAGACTATGCATACAATTCGCATAGTTCAAGAAGCAAACGCTCAGAAAGCTGCTCAGATTACAGAAGCAGAAAAACAGGTTGAAGAAAATAATCCCGATGAACTTTAGGGATTTAAATAAATTGGAGGTATAAAATGACTTTCACTTACACAAATCCTTCTGACAAAGAAGGAGTATGGGTTGGAGATGTCTTCATTAAACCAGAAGGCTCTATCGTTAAGAACCAGAGAAATCCTTCTTTTGACCAGGCAGTAAAGAACGGTACTTTGGTACTTACTGTTTCCGGTGCTGTTGAAAAACCACACGGAGGATTTACAGTTCTGTTCGACAGAATGGAACATGGTACAGTTCCTCAGCCTGTAAGAAACGTTTTGGCAAATGCTAAAATCACTCTTCCAGAAATGGCAGCTGACGGCTTTACTTTCGAAGGATGGTTTAAAGACCGTGACTTCACTCAGGAATTCACAGCAAACTCAGAAGTTACAGGAAACATTACGCTTTATGCAAAATGGACTGCAGATGATGAACCTACTCCGGAACCAGAAGTTGTGGCTACTCCTGTGGCTACTCCTGCTGCGGGCGAAGTTGCTGCTGATACAGAAGTAACTTTGTCTACTGAAACAGAAGATGCTGAAATCTTCTACACTCTGGACGGAACAGAACCTACTGCAGAATCAACAAAGTACACAGAAGCTATCGTTGTCTCTGAAGCTGTAACCATCAAGGCTATTGCTATCAAAGAAGGCATGACAAACTCTGCTGTACTTGAAGCTGCTTATACTATTGAAGAATAAGCGGTTTGCTTGAAACTGAAACTTAAGGCGACTCTCTCAAAGGGTCGCTTTTTTGTTTTTCAAGGGAATTATAAACTACGGAGGATAAAATGAATCTTTTTCAAACAACTGATCATCACTTGAAAGATGAAGAACCGTTTTTCCGAGCAGGAAAAGCCTTGGATGATTGGCTTTTAAATTTCTTTGCTCAGCAGACAGAGCCTTTTATCTATTTGGACTCTGGAGATAGATACCATGTTTCTAAAGAAACTGGACGTGTAAATGGAGAAGTAGTCAGATTCTTCTTGACACTGGCAGCTATGCCAATGTGTAAAGGGATTTGGTGCTTACAAGGAAATCATGACTACAAAGTAGACACAGGTTCCGCTCTGGGTTCTGTAGAAATGCTTGACCAGAAAATTTTTGTAGTTTATGAGCCTGTGATTCTTCAGTTTCCAGACCAGAAAAATTACTCAATGCTTCTGCCTCACATGAAGATTAAGCACCTTCCTTATTTCTACGGAAGAGAGTCTTACGGAAAGAAAGAATTTTATGAACAGTACTTTTCTAATTGGGATGAGTACAAAGACCGAATTGAATTTATTTCCGCTCACTTAGGGGATGAGACCTGCGGTGAACTTCTTCAGGATGCGGACATGTCATGGCTGAAGTGCACTAAATCTAATGGGCATATTCATAAAACTGTTTCTAAAAATCAGCTTGAATCCGCTGCAGTCACTCGCAGAGACGAAGTTGACAAAAAATGCATTATGCGCAAGTTTAAGACAGAAGACTTTTCTTCTTTTGAAGAAATCCAACTTCCTCTGTTCTTGAACTATGCTAAGATAGAGTACGGGGCTTCACTGGATGACTACTTCAAAAACTCTGTTCATGTTAAGCCTGAAGTTTCTCTCATTGTAGACATTTATGGACATGATGATGAAGATTTTGTAAAAGCAGAATACACAAAACTTTTTGAAAATACTTCTTCGCCTAAACTCTACGTAGGAGAAGTAGTTGCAGAAGAAAGACTCCTTTCAGACATAGACGAAGAATCCGAGCGAGAAGACTTGGATGTAGCGGATGCAGACTTGAAGCAACTATTTGTTGAGTTCTGCGAAGAAAAAGGAGTTGCTGACTCTATCAAGCAGAGCATACTTAAACGAATTTCATAAGGCGGATATTATGCTTCGATACGATTATGGGTGTACAGAAAAAGAAGGAGAAAAATTTCCTGTAAAGGATTTTTCTCTGGCTGAGTTGGGAATCACTGTGAACGACCCTATTCCGGACTCTATCACGATTGAGGGAAAGGTTTGGAAAAAATTAAGAAACACTACAGCTTTATTCTTCAGGGAAAATAAACCCTCTAAGCAGATTCTGGTTAATTCACTAGAATACTTTTCTGCTATGGGAGAGCTTCCTCTTAAGGAAGTTTGGGTAGATAACAAAAAGTACCTGTTTGACCGAGTAGTAGACGGTATTCCAAACTTTGCTGACTTTACAGATACTTTCCGCAGGATGCATGATGACAGTTATCATGTAAAGTTTACTAAACCACCACTTGAATGCGAGTCAAGTACATGGGGCTACGGTTTGACTTAATTGGAATTAGGGGACTTATGAATAATAAGTCCCTATTTTATTTAAGGAGTACTGTGGATGCCAGAAAACTGGCTTTTAATTTCACACCACAGTATAAATCAAGTATGAAGAAGTATACTGAAGAAAACGGCTTGGGAACTTCTCAGGTTCCTGCAGGCTATGGTGCACCTGACTTTTCAGTAGGTGATGGAACAAATCCTGGACCTAACCCAGACGCAACTTTGGCAGCTGATACAGCAGCAGCTATGTCTGCCGGAGAAGAAAACCCAGGATTCTCTTTGGGTGGAGCTGATGACCCTCTCAATGAGTACGAAGCAGCTGGAGAACTTTCAGGACAGTTGGTAGGAAATCCGGATACAACTCCGCTTAAGACTCCTAACATTCCTCAGTCAGTTCAGGAAAATGACGATGCAATTATGCACGAAGATGACATTGCTTTCGATGCACAGGGAAATGTTGTAGATGACTTCACAAATCCTGTTCAGGAAGATGATGACGTTATCACTTTCGACACAGTAGACGAAATGCCTGAGTTCGAAGAATACGACGAAACAGACGTTGCTGACGCTGAAGTTGACGGAGCTGGCGTTATCGAACCGGAAGTAATCGATATTGATATTGAAGACCCAGAACTCGGAGCTGTTCCAGACGTTGAACTTCCGATGACTGAGCCTATCGTTCAGGTAGAAGAAGGCGAACCTGATGTTTATGCTACAGAAGCAGAAATTGAAGGAACAGAACCTGAGCCTATCGTTGTAGCTGAATCTTTCCGTCTTCCAGAAGACCGCAGCGTAGTTGTAGCTAAGGGTGATCAGATTTTCGTAATCGGACACGCTATGAATGAAAACACACCAAAGTTTACTGAATCTGTTTTCAAGAGAGCTTTCCGCTCACTTGTTGAATCAAAGAACGTAAAAGGTAAACTTACCTTCAAGAAATCTGAAGGTATGAAGAAGTGTGCTCTCGTTGGTCGTTCTTTGCTTCTCGAAGTTGCAAAAGACTGGCGTATTCCTGGTACAGACCTTGTTCTTGAAGCTCATGACATCGTTCAGATCGTTTCTATGAAACCTGTTTGCGAAAAAACAGTAGCAAAGAAAGAAGAGGAGCCTGCTAAAAATCAGGATGACTCTAACAAGTCTGAGGAAGAAACCGAAGAAGAAAAGAAAGCAAAGAAAGAAATGTTCTTGGCTCAGAAACGCTACATGGAAGCAAAAGCTCGTCGTGAAGCAGCAGCTAAAAAAGAAAACGACCCTGAAGACAAGGGTGATGAAGCTGGAAAAGAAGAGCCTAAAACCGACAAAGATGACGACAACAAGAAGACTGAAGCCTTCTTGAGAAAAAATGGAATCTATTTCTAATTCGTAGCTTTTAGGTAGCTTTCCGGAATTATAAAAGGTGAGGCAGAAATGTCTCACCTTTTTTATTTACTGGAGGATAAAAATGAATCAATCACTTTTTGAGCCTTGTAAATCTGTAGATGAAATGCTTCAGAAAGGCTTGCAGGCTCTTAAAAAAGATGGAGTAGACAAGACTCCTGCTTGGCAGCGTTGTCACTGTTTTGAGTATCCTACTCCTGTAGTTTTGACTTTGAATAATCCGCTTGCTCGTTTTTGTACTATGAAAAGCCGAAAGCAGAATATTGCTTTAACAGTCGCAGAAAGTTTATGGATTATGTCTGGTATGAATGACTTGGATGAACTTCCTGGTCACTACGCTAAAGCCATTTACAATTACACAGATGACGGAAAGTCTTACAGAGCAGGCTATGGACCTCGTATTCGTTTTTACAACGAAACAAGAGCACAGTACTACGTTCGTCATCAGGAAAGAACCGCTTATTTGTCTAGAGGGGTAGGCTATTCAGACCAGCTTAGATTCTGTATCGAGCAGCTTAAAAAAGACAAGTTTACTCGTCAGGCAGTTATCACTATTCATGACCCTAACAAAGATGACTTCGACTTAAATGGCGATTTGCTTAAAACAAAAGACACTCCTTGTACTCGCTCTATTCAGTTTATGTGCGACTCTGAAGGAAAACTGAACTGCTATGTTCATATGCGCAGTAACGACATTCTTCATGGTATGTCTGTAATCAACGTAGCAGAATTCACATTTATGCAGCAGATTATCGCTCAGGTTTGTGGTCTGCCTCTGGGTAAGTACTTCCACATCGCTAACTCTCTTCATTACTATGAAGACTTGAAAGAAATGGTTGACGCTTGTGCTAAAGAGAAGATTGAACCAATCCAGGAAATGGAAACTTTCTCTTATGCTCAGGAACAGATCGATTTGAAAGACGTGGACAAGGCTATCGATATTATGCTTTCTTACGAAGCTCAGCTTCTGAGAGGAGAAGACTTGACCGCAAAGAATCCGTTCTTTGTTGACCGCAGACTCCAGGTATTCTCAGACTATGCTGAAGTTTTCCGTCTTGCTCAGTGTAAGAAACACAAGGTAGATCCAGTAAACGGAGAATTCTTCCACCCACAGCTTCAGGTTCTCTATCAGAAAGGAATGCTCTAATTCAAGGAACTACCATGGAAAAGCGTATGGATTTTTTACCGATTTCTATGCAGCGAGCACAGCGTGATGTACAACGCTGTGGCTTAGCTACCAAAATTCAGGATTATGACCTTATGCAGCACAGCTATGGTGTTTTGTCCATAAGTTGCGACCTTGTAAGATTGTTAGGGCTTGAGCCACTGTCTCAGGAAGAAGTTGAACTGATTATGAGACATGACTTGGCAGAAACATTCACAGGGGACTTGCCTTGGGTTGTTAAAAACATGACCGCAGAAATAGAAGAAAAGTGGTCTTTCATTGAAGATGCTGTTCTTCAGGAAAAAGCTAAAGGCTATCCGGAACTTGAAAAATACTCGGATAGCAATATCAATAAAACCCTTTCTGCGGAAAAACTTAAAATCTTTAAGATAGCAGATATGCTCGATTTGCTTCTTTACTGTTGCAAAGAAAAAGAGCTTGGAAATCAGACAACAGAGATGGGAGTAATTTTTAATAATGCTTTGAAAATTACTCTTTCTCGGATTCAGGATTTTTGCAAAGATATGCGGAACCCTGTTTGGAAAGAAGAAGCTCTTGCTGTGTTCCGAGTTTATTTAAGGTCGTCAAAATTCCCATGCTTTTTAAAGTGTCCGGAATTAGAAATACTGGAGGATTAAAAATGAAACTTACAAAACTTTTTGGAGAGTCAATTGACATAACGCAGGAAGACTTCGGAAAGGAAGTGGCTCGTATTCTTGAGGAAACTCAGAAAAGCGAATGCGGTGTTTCTCTGCTCTCAAGTGCTCCTGTGACCGCTGTCTCAGACTGCATGCTTATCTATAAAGGCATGCTTGAATCTAAAGAAATCGATGTAGAAGAACTTCGCTTGACTCTGCAGGATATTATTGATGTTTCTTTAAGAGCGTATGTTATCTATGCAGGAGGTAATCTGGCAGAAGTTTACAACGCTCTTCAGCAAACTCTTATCAAGAAGAATGCTGACTACGGCAACGCTTCTGTAAAGAATGGGGGCAGCGTAGGAAACTACGTTCGCATGACAGACAAACTTTCACGGTTGCAGAATCTTCTGGGAAAAGAAGGAAAAATCAACTATGAATCTGTAAATGATACATGGCTGGATTTGGCAGGATACGCAACCATAGGAATTATTATCCTGACTCTTACTGAAAAGAAACTCAATCCTAAGTATGATGACGATCAGCCAGAACTTCCTTGGGAAGACGCTGAGCCAAATCCTTATGAATATGAAGAAGAAAAGGATAACTAGGAGACTTAAATGGACGAGAACTTAAAAACGATTTTTTATTTTGCAGGAACTTCAGGAGCCGGAAAATCTACTCGTGTTTACGCTCTTATACGATTTTTGGAAGACAGAGGAGAAAAGCCTACAGGGTATCTTTATCACAACAAAATTGCTGTAGGTAGAGAGTACTTGCATTCTTTTTACGTTGTGGGAAAAGAAATTACCCGAAACGGAAAACTTGCTTGGCAGGGGCTGGACTCTTTTATTCGAGAAATCAATGAGGGCAAAGGCTCTGAGCAGCTTTTCAAGTTCTTCTATGAAACTGCTCGAACTCAAAATATTGTTTTGGATTCTGCAGCGATGCTTCGCTCTAATCGTTCTCGTCCTCTTGCTCTTGAACAGTACGGAGTAGACGCTAAAACCTACTCTCGCTTTTACTGGTATGATACTTTTAAAGAGTATCAAGACCGCATTGCAGGAAGGTCTCAGGGAAAACTTCTTACAGAAGACTCTTCGATGTGGAAAACCAATGACTCTATGAAGCGTCAGGGAGAAATGCAGGCAGAGGAAATGCCTTCTGTAAAGCACCCTGAGCGTTATGAATTCTTCCATGGTCAGCCATCAGAGCCTGTATGGACAATAGGGGTTGACATCTTGCAAAGAGTTGGACATCCTGAACTGATTGAAGAATTTAAAGTTTATGCTGATTCATTTTTAAGTCAGCAGTCTGCTAGTGCAGTTACTACTACAGAATCTGAGGATTTATTTTAATGGCTTTTAACAAAACAGTGTTCCCCATTTGCACTATTGACAGACAGCACATAAAATGGGAAGAATTTTTGTATGAATTAACACCTGTTGAATTTCATGCTGATGCAGCTACTGGAAAGGGCTGCTACTTTAAGCGTGAAGACTACTTTGCTCCTTTAGGATACGGGGGATTAAACGGTAGTAAACTTCGACAGGCAATATACTTAGGATCAAAGCATCTGACAAAATCTGGAATTAAATACCTTGTCGGAGCTATGTCAAGTCATAGCCCACAGCTTCCGATGCAGACAGCAGTAGCCGTTCACTTTGGAAAGAAACCGATTACTATCTGTCCAGGAACTTCTTTAGAGAAGACCTTAGAGCATGAGATGCCTGCGTTAGCTGCTTGGCTAGGCTCAGAGTTCTGGCTTTGTACTATCGGTTATAATGGGGTTCTTCAGAAAAGAGCACAAGAGCTGCAGTCTTACTTAGGAGGCAAATCTGTTGCTTACTATCTTGAATACGCTATTACTCTCGGATTGGAACATTCCGCTCAAGAAATTTATGACTTCCACTGCGTTGGAGCAGAGCAAGTAAGAAATATTCCAGACGATGTAGAAGAACTGATCATGGCTGCAGGGTCTTGTAATTCATCAAGTTCTGTTCTTTTAGGTTTAGCTAAATATCCTAAGCCGAATTTGAAACGAATTCATTTTATTACTACAGGTCCAAGTAAAATTGAATATCTTACTCGTCGTCTTGAAAAGATGAGAGAAGTTTCTGGCTTTGAGACAAGGCTGTTTAAAAATCTTCCTTACGAAGATGACATGTTCGACCCTGTTCCTCAGGATTTTCCTTATGAAGTAATTGTGCATGACCAGCAGAAAGAAGGATTTTCGGTTTACAGTGACTTAATGCCTTTTACTTTTCATGATATAGAACTTCATCCTACTTATGAAGGAAAAATCATGACGTACATTATGCAAAAATGTCCACAGCTTATTCATAAAAAATCTTTGTTCTGGATTGTAGGGTCTTATCCTACTCGTCAGGCTATGGAACCTTTCTTTGAAGGACAGGAATTAAATAAAGCGAAATTATTTGCATGGGAGCGAAAATAAATGATTCAAACATACTGTGAGATGCACGGTATTCCGGAAGTTCACACCCTTGAAAAAGGAATGGACTTAAGAAAGCCTGAGTACCGTAAAGAATTCTTTTTTCGATTTTACGAGTTCCATACAAAATACGGAATTCATCCAGGATTGGTTTATCTCTTTTTGCCTAAAATGGCAGAACATGAAAGCTGGAATATGGAGCAAAGGCTTTGGGCTGCATTTCTTGAAGGCTGTTGCGAAAACCCTTGTACTGTTTGGCAGATAACTAGAGACTTTCCTGTATTACCGAGAACAGAGGAAGAAATTCAGTTGTTTGAAAAATGGCACGCAGAGAATTGGAAATCTCTTTGCTATGATATTGATACTCGCTACAACAAAGGACATCTTGTTGAACAGATTCAATCTTATGTAAAGCACTTAAACGGTTCAACTCAAGAAGACTTTTTCCATGGAAAACTTTTTGATGCAGACAAGAAGAAATGGTTTGATAAAGTTTGGGAAGAAGTAACTTCATTTTACAAATATGGAAGGCTTACATCCTGGTCTTACATAGAATTTATAAAAATTCTTTCTGGCTTCGACTACGAATACTCATCGCTCAAGATGAGTGATTTAAGCGGTTCTAAATCTCATAGAAACGGCTGCCTAAGAGTTATGGGACGGGATGACCTTGAATGGTGGTCTGGAGCAAACAATGGCGTTACAACTCATTCAAAAGAGCTGTGCGCAGACGTTGAACAATACGGACAGCAACTTACAGAAGAACTTAAAGCTCGTTACGGGGCAGAGCCTTGGGGAAAATACATTGGCTATGAAACAGTAGAGTCTGCTTTGTGTGCATTTAAGAACTCTTTCCATGGACGACGTTACTCTAATATCTATACTGACATGTCCTACGACCGAATTAAAAAAGCAGAGCAAGCTGCTCCTAAGGTTGATTTTTCTATTTTCTGGAAAATGAGAGAAGACAACTTGCCGGAAAAACTTCTGCTTGAAAAGAATCCAAGCGACCCAGGATTAAAGCCTGAAAAGCAGGAGTTCTTTAGAAACACAGGACACATGCCAATGATTTCTGTTCTTGACCCTGTGTTTGAATGTGAGTGGGACACAAAATACTATGGGGATGAGGTTGATACCTTTTTTAATTAAATGATTAACTTATTTAATGACGACGCTATAAATGTACTTAAAACTCTTCCAGACAAAAGTGTCGACCTCGTAGTCACAGACCCTCCGTATGAATTAGACCAAGGAAGTTCCGCTGGCTGCTTCGGTGTAGACAATCGTCCTTATCATAAAGAGCTTGACTTTGTTTCGAAAGGAATTGACAATTCTTACTTAGAAGAAATTTGTCGGGTTATGAAAAAGATTAACTGCTATTTCTTCTGTAACAAAGAACAACTCAGGCAGTATATTGACTTTTTCGGTGACAAAGGAGCTTCAGTAGATTTGCTTACTTGGCACAAAGTAAATCCAACTCCTATGTGTGACAATAAATACTTGTCTGATACAGAGTACATTCTTTTCTTTAGAGAAAAGGGCGTAAAGGTTTACGGAACTTTTGAAACAAAGCGAAAATGGTATGCTACTCCAACTAATAAATCTGGCAAGGACAACTACGGTCATCCTACTGTAAAACCATTATTCATAGTAGAGAACTTGATTGAAAACTCTTCCTTAGAGGGTGAAACAGTTTTAGACTGCTTTATGGGAACAGGTACTACAGGGGTAGCTGCTGTTTCAAAAGGAAGAAATTTTATTGGCGTAGAAATCGTTGAAAAATATTTCAAGACTTGTCAGCAGCGTATAAACTCTCAAGATTTATTTTGACCTTTTTATTCTAAAGGAATTATTTATGAAGCAAATTGTAAAGTACGGCTTACCTATCAATCAAGAACCTTTAGAAATTATGTGCAGGTGGATTAAAGAAAGATATTTAGTTCATCTTAAAAAAGACGTTCAGAAACTTCCAGCTCCTTGGTCTGATTGGAATATCATGAGGGAATTTCGATTTACAAATGTTTTGCGCAGACATGATAAAGAGTCTAAGTACGTTATCAACTCTACTTACGAAAATCCTTCTTTTTCTATAGAAGAAAAGATTTTGAACGCTTTTGTTTTCAGAGCTTATAATAAGCACGAGACTTATTCTCTTTTAGGATTTCCTCATAAGCGTGAGTTAATCACTTTGGATGAAGTACTTGGCATGGAAAAGAAAATCGTTCAGAAGAGAGAAGAGGATCCTACTTACTGCTTCTGTACTTCTGCTTTTAATACAGGAGGAATTAAAACTTGCTGGGGAAATTTTGAAGATAAAGACGCTCCTTTTACTAAAACAAATTTGGTAGAAAGTCGTTTTGCTCTACTTTGGAATTATCTTATTAAAAATGATATAGATAAGAAAATTCTTAGTTGTGAAACTGCAGAACAAGTGGGTCAGGTAATTCGTGGCGTACGTGGTTTTCAGGGGGAGTTTTTATCTTTTCAGGTTTACGTAGATTTAACTTACATTCCTGGATTTACTTTTACAGAAGATGACTGGGCTATTTGTGGTCCTGGATGCAAACTCGGTTTAAGTTACTTGTTTGGAGATGAAAATCGTTCTATTAAAGAAGTAGGAAAAACTTACGATGAATTGCTTTATTGGCTAAGAGACAACATTGGTCAGCTCCTTTTAGACAACGGAGTTGACTTAAAAGAACTTATGATAGACTTACCTGTGGAACAGAGAAGAATTTCTTTGTCTAATATGGAAAACATTTTGTGTGAAGTAGGTAAGACTTTTAAGCAGGTTTACCACGAAGGAAAAATGAGACGCAGATACTCAATTCAATTAGTTTCTCCGGAATTATACTGAGTAGGGAACTATTTCTTTAGAGGTGATGAAATGATTTACTTAAAAGAAGTAAGAGAAGGGGATGTAAATAAACGAGCTGGAATCATTATAACAGACGGTAAATCCGTTTTAGGCTGTTTACCTACTCCTTCAGTTAAGTATCCTAACTTAGAGAGAAAACTTGATTTACCCAAAGGACACATGCAGGAAGGAGAAACTCCTATTGAATCCGCTATAAGAGAGTGTTGGGAAGAAACGAATATTAAGTTTGAAAGCTGGAAACTTAAGTTTACAGGAGAGTTCACTGTTTACTCAGCTCCGCTCTTTTTGTTTAGAGCAGAGATTTCTGAGTTTCCTAAACTCTCAATGCTTAATTGTCCTTCTACTTTTAAAAAGGGAATAGTAATTTCCCCAGAAAATTGTGGCTATGAACTTGTTAGCTACGACAAGATTTCAGAAAGATTCTTTCCTGAACTTGTTTACGCTATTCAAGCAAGTATAAAATAAAACGGAGGTTTTATTATGGCAGATAAAAAGACTGTCGTTAAAAAGGATGCAGCTAAACCTGCAGTAGAAAAGAAAGTGCCTACAGCTGCTCAGATAGCTTGTGTCAAGGCTGGCTTTACTTATGAAGCCCTGTCTGATACAGTTAAAAAAGAGCTGGACACAGTTGCTGCTTCTCTTGACAAACTGGGGGATTACTTCTCTCCTCAGATTCTTCTGACTTTGTCTAGTTCATTAGTGACTAGTGGATCAGTAGAAGTTGTAATCGTTGAACCTAAAGCACAGGCTCAGGGAGAAAGTAAATGACAGAAAAAGAGTTGCTCAATGGCTCAAATCAAAAACATGAAACACGCTCTCAAGCAGGAAAAGACTGCCGTGCTATTGTAAAAAAGATTTCACAGCTTACAGGAATGAAGTCTGATCCAATTCACAGACTTAAAAACTGCTGGCTTAAAAGAGGAAACGGATGGGACACAGATAAAGTTACTGTTGCTAAAGGTGCAGAAAATGTTGACCCAATTACTTCTCTTTTTGCTCGTCTTGTACAGCTTGTGAACGATCATCAGCAAGCAGGAATTCTGGGAGATTTGGACGCTTATCTTGAAGACCTTACAAAACATGGTATCAAGATTACAATCGACTCTCCTGACTTGTCTTACAATCCTACAGTTCATGGACTTATTGTAGACTTGACTGCTTATCAGCAGGTTATCCAAGAGTGTGACGACGAAATCAAAGAAATGGGAGAAGATGCTGAACAGATTCAGTTTGCTCCTAAGACTAAGTTCCCGTCTATCGCATCTCTTGCTTATAAAAAGTCTAAGGGAAAAGATATCGGTGATACATGTCAGGCTCAGATAGAAGAAGCTCTTTTAACAGAGAAGGCTTTAACTACTCTGCAGTCTATCGAATTTGATGAAGAAGAGTAAAGCCTTTTTAGAAAGTCCAGGAATTATATAAAGTAGGAAACTTATATAAATTTGGAGGACTTTCTATGAAAGCAACACTTACAAGTACAGAAGAGAAGCAGCTTGCTGCTCAGCGTGAACTGGTTGAAAATTTCCAGCACATTAAGGGACTTAAAGCTGGAGATGTTCTTCGCTATTCAAAAGCTGGAAATTACCGCTTTCCTGAACAGGGGGGGCTGGTCGTTGTGTATTCAGTGCTTCCTGAAATTCAGAGAGAAGACCACGGTGGAAAAATTCGTGAAAACGATTTTACTCTGCTGGTTACTGATCCTAAAGATGGTGAAATCATGAACTTCTCTTTTGATTCTCGTTATTTTGAAAAAGTTGAAGTAAAGTAAAAATTAAGGGGCTTGTCCCCTTTTAGAATTTTGGAGGTTAGCTTTGGCTAAACAGTTAATTTTTTCAGAAGATGCTAGAAAGAAACTTTTTTCTGGCGTCGAACAGATTGCTTTGGCAGTTAAAACCACTCTCGGACCTTGCGGTAGAATGGTAATGCTGGACAAGCAGTATGGTGGACCTACTATTACAAAAGATGGTGTGTCTGTAGCAAAAGACATTGAGCTTGCAGACCCTTTTGAAAACATGGGTGTTCAGCTGCTTAAAGAAGTCGCTTCTAAAACAAACGATGACGCAGGAGACGGTACAACTACTTCTACTGTTCTTGCTTACGCTATCGTAAAAGAAGGACTCAAGGCTGTTGCAGCAGGTATGGCTCCTATCTCTATTAAAAGAGGTATCGATAAAGCTGTTACAGTTGCTGTAAAAGAAATTAAGAAGAACGCTCGTGCAGTAGCTGGTTCAGACGACATCAAGAATGTTGCTGCTATCTCTGCTAATAACGATCCTGAAATTGGCTCAATCATTGCAGACGCTATCGAAAAAGTCGGTAAAGATGGCGTAATCACTGTTGAAGAATCTAAGAACATGGAAACTTCTGTCCGCATTGTTGATGGTATGCAGTTTGACAGGGGCTATGTAAGTGCTTACTTTGTAACAAATCGTGAAGAAATGTGTACAGAGTTTAAAGACCCTTACATCCTTATTCATGACAAGAAGATTTCTTCTATGAAAGACCTGCTGCCTATCTTGGAAAAAGTGGCTAACGCTGGTAAGCCTTTAATGATTATCTGTGAAGACATGGATGGAGAAGCCCTTACAACTCTCGTCCTTAACGCTTTACGTGGTACATTAAAGACTGTAGTCGTTAAAGCTCCTGGATTTGGCGATCGTCGTAAGGACATGCTGCAGGATATTGCTATTCTCACAGGGGGAACAGTTATTACAGAAGAAGTGGGTCTCAAGCTCGCTGCAACAACTCTTGATCAGCTGGGAACTGCGAAGTCTATTAAGGTAGATAAAGAAAACACTACTATCGTAGACGGAGCCGGAAACAAGAAAGCTATCGATGAAAGGGCTGCTTCTATTCGCAAAGAAATCTCAGAAACTTCATCTTCTTATGACAAGGAAGCACTTCAGAAAAGACTTGCTAAACTTGCAGGTGGCGTAGCTATTATCGAAATCGGTGCAGTTACAGAAACTGAGATGAAAGAAAAGAAGTTCCGTGTAGAAGATACTTTGGCTGCAACTCGGGCTGCTCTTGAGGAAGGAATTGTTATGGGCGGTGGTTCTGCTCTTGTAGAAGTATCTAAAGCTCTTGATAAAATTCCTTCAGACCTCACAGAAGATGAAAAAGCTGGATTCAAGATTGTTCGTCGTGCTCTCGAAGAACCTATCCGTCAGATTGCAGAAAATGCTGGTCTTGATGGAGCAGTAATTGCTGACAAAGCTAAGAATGCTGCTAAGGGCGTAGGCTTTAATGCTGCTACTCAGGAATGGGTTAACATGCTCGAAGCCGGAATTATCGACCCTGCAAAAGTTACTCGTTCAGCACTTCAGAATGCTGCTTCCGTTGCTGGTCTTCTTCTTACAACAGAATGTGTTATCACTTCTATTCCAGAAAAAGAAACAGCTGCTCCTGCTAATCCAGGAATGATGATGTAGTCATCATAAAAATCAAAATGCTCCTCCTACGGGAGGAGCTTCACTGCGGTGAATTAAAGTTGGAGAAAAATAAAATGCCTAGAAGAGTTTGTATTTCTACTTGTCTTGAATGTCCTTATTCTTGTCATAGAAAAGGTGAAAGAAATCCGTTTTGTAATGCTTTGAATAAATTTATTGAAGTTGAGCCTTCTATGGGAGTTGAAAAAGACTGTCCTTTAGAAGAAGTAGACTTCCACGCTAACTCAAAAGAAAATCATCGTGCAGCTATTAAGCAGATTTACCAGATTCTTCAGAAGAAAGGGATGAATGAAGACTCTATGCACGATGCTAATTGCTACCTCAATCAGTACATAAAAGATTTGAAAAATCAGTAAATTCGGAAAAGCCTTTTCTAGTTCTCTCGGAATTATAAATAATAGGGAGAACTGAAATGGCTTTTATTTCATTCACAAAAACTAAAGGGTCTTTAACAATTCATATAAAGATACCCCTGATACATAAATACTCTGGAGGAGGAGTAGCTCTTTTTCAAGAACGAAATGGAGAAATTTGTGTTCTCCTTGGACGTCGAATAAATGCTCCTTTTGCTAGGAGGTGGACATTTCCAGGAGGTGGACAGGAATTTACAGAAACCCTTTTTCAGACAGGGTTACGTGAGTTTAGAGAAGAAACTGGTTGCCAGCTACTAGGCAGGTATATATCAAGAATGGGTTACTTGCACATTAAAAAGCCTTTGTTTAAGTGGCAGACAACCTTGGTTGAATCTACTCAAGAAGTAAATCCTGTACAAAATGTTTGGACTAAAAACTATGGTGGGGAATTTTCAGAGATGCTCTGGGTTCCGATTAGTAGCTTAGGAAAATACAGATTGCATCCTTTTGTTAAGAAAGCAGTTAAGGCTTACTTAAAGAAGGGGGTAATGAAAAAATACACTCCTAAGAAGAATTCTAAAAAGACTTACAAGCCTTATAGTAAGAAATCTTCTTATAGTAAAAACAAAAGCTGGGTTCAGGCTCCGGAGTTTGCCTCCAAGCCGAGAACTTATTCAGCTCGTAGAGTAGAGAATGATTATTCTATGAGACTTGTTAAAGTGGATAAAGACGGCACAAAATATTTTGAGCCGATTTATAAAAACGTAGTAGCTAAAAGCGGTAGATAAGGTCAAGGAGGATAAATATGACTTTAGTTGTAACCATTTTATCTGTTTGTTTGGTTCTTGCTCTTGTAGCAGGAGTTATGGAAACCTGTATAGCATCTTGGATGATAAGACGCTACAAGGGAGTTAAGGCAAATGAGTCTTCGAGTAAGTCTGCAGTTGAAAATGCAGAACGTAGACATCAGGCAGCTGTAGAAGCACTGGATGATGCTAATCGTTGTCACAAAGGAATTTGCGAAAAGACTGTAACTACCTTGCTTATGCCTGCAAGAGCTACCCTTATTAAGACTTGCAAGTCTTCTGCAAAGACCACAGAAAAAGCAAAGGCTAAAGCAATTTTGTCTACGTTGAATGAAATTCATATGTCCGTAGATGAGCCGAAGTCTCGGGAGTGGCTCACTACTCTTATGGAAGAAATTCAGACAATTATTGGAGAAGAGCTGTAAGCACTTCTCAAGGAGAAAAATAGATGAATTCTAAACTTTTGAAAAAGCTGATTATTTCTGGTGTGGCTTTACTTGTTTTCTTGGTAACCATGATTAATTCTTGCTCTATCGTTCAGCAGCGTGAGCGTGGTGTAAAATATGTTTTGGGTAAGGTTGAAGGAAATATTATCCAGCCAGGACTTGTGTTCCATGCTCCTTTTATATCAAAGATTAAGGCTTATTCAATCGCTCCGAAAACTTTTGAAGCAAAGTTTCCGGTAGGAACTGAAGGAGCTATTACAAAAGACATGCAGACAGTTGGAACTACTGTGAATGTAAAATATGCTTATGACGAACAGCGAATTATGGATATAGCTACTCGTTATGGAGATTCAGTAGTTGAGTCTGCTATGAAGTCTAATATAATTGCTTCCGTTAAAGAAGTTGTAGGGCAGTATTCTATTTATGACTTAGTTGAAAAGCAGCCGGAAGTAACTAGCCGAGTATCAGAAAGCATTTTGGCTCGAATGGCAGATTACCCGATTACTATTTCTCAGACTACCATTACCAACTGGGACTGGTCTGATGACTTTGATCGTCAGATAAAAGAAACCGCAAACAGAACTCAGCAAGTTAAATAGGCAGAGCAGGAAGCCAACATTGCAGCAGCTAATGCTCAGAAACTTGTAAAAGAGGCAGAAGCCAAAAAGCAGGCTATGCAGCTTGAAGCCGAAGCACAGCTTATCAAGGCTCAGAACGAAGCAAAAGCAAAACAGGCAGAAGCAGACGGTATTGCTTATTACAATGCAAAAGTTGCTCAGAATATGACAGTTCAACAGCAGCAGTGGAAACATGAAGAACAGATGGCTTACTATGAAAAATGGGACGGAAATCTTGTTCCTCAGTATGTTCCTTTAACTGCAGCTGGAGGAATTGTAAATATTCCTTCTAAGTAAGAACTTTAAGCAGGGACACTCGTGACCTTAATAATCGAGTAGTATGAGTAGCATAAGCCTATGGACCATAAGTCACATTAAGTTGTGCGGAGGATAGGGAGAATGAGACTGCGAAAGTACTTTATTTAGGGGCGAGGTGTAGCTCAACAAATAAACGGTAGAGCGCAAAGTGCGATTATGTCAATCTTTGAGATGAGGTTCGAAGCCTTCACTGCCCAAGAGGTTCTACAGAAAACAGAGCGTGGTAGCAAAGTCGAGGGTATGAGTAGAGTAGACTAAGTGGGAGCCATGAAAAATTTATCAAAGGGGCTGCAGAGTTGCTCAAAGGCTGCAGTGAGTATGATAACTCGGATAAGACTGACGAAAATCCATTGTCGGCTACGTCCTCAAGAAGTAGTTTTCTGATAGTCGAAGAGACTTCCTTTAAGGAAGTCTTTTTGTTTTCCTATTTGTTTTATGAATATAGTTTATCCTCTTTTCAGAGAAGCAATAGTTACCTCAGTAGAAGATCCAGAAGAATTGGGCAGAGTCCAATTAAGAGTTTTGCCAGAACTGTCTGAGCATGAAGAGTCAGACTTGCCTTGGTGCTTTCCGGAATCTACCGGAATTCATGGAAAAGATTTTGGAATGCCACAAGTAGGACAAGCAGTTTCATGCATAGTTTGGACTAAGCTGTGGTGTGAAATAACCTATCTTCCGATGGTTATTCGCAAGCCAAAAGAGCATCCTTACCAAAATTGGATGGACAATCAGCGAAGTCTTATAGATGACATGGCTAATGACCCAGAAGAAAAAGACTTGGTTGTAAAACAGTATTCCGACGATTTTAGTGAGTACCATGATGTAGGAAACTCTGAACATGGATTTGTTCACCCTTCTGGAACTTATGTTTCTATAGATAAAGATGGTACAGCTTGGATGAAAGGAGTAAAAGAACTTCATTTACATGATGGAGACGGAAACTTCGAAGCTGTAATTGATTTTACCTCAGGTGATATTAAACTTAGCTCAAAAGGTAAGCAAGAAAAAACTATCGAAGGTGATGTAAAAGAAACTATAAAAGGAAAACAAGAAGTAGAGGTAGACCAAGATTCAGAACTTACTGTAAAAGGTAAGTGGAAAGTTTCTGTTACGGGTGATGCTTCTATAGAAAGTAAAGGAGCTGTAAATATTAAGGCAACTTCTAGCTGTAAAGTAGAAGCAACTTCAGAAGTAAACATTAAGGCTCCTCAATGTGTAATAGATTCACAGATTCTCAATTTCAAAGGAATGAAGTCTCAGGGAACAGTTCCTCCTTCTGGTTCAGGAGTTTGCTGCGCAGTTCCTGCTTGTATTTGTTCAGGTGTTCCGCACGTAGGTTAGTAATATGTTAAATGCTCCTGCTTTAGCTAATAAAATTGTTTCTGCTATTAAAAATCAAAATAATGCTGACATAGCTATGAGAAAACTAGGTCAGGCAATAGCAGAGTACTTATGCGATAATACGACCGTTGTCTACTCTTGGGTAGGAATTATGCCAGGAACGCCACCTACTCCAGACCCTGTAGTTATGTGTCAGTCAACTAAACTTATGGGAACGTTTGTCTGTACTCCTACCCATGCTACCACGGCTTTTCAACATGGAATTCAGCTAGGTGAACAAATTCGTTCAGGAATAGGACAACTGAAGGCAGTTCCCCCTACAGGATTTACTATCCCTCCAGCAACTTTTGCAAATGCTGCTCCTGTTTTACTGATGCCTACGCAAGCTACGTCAGATTTTCAACACTGGCTCCAATGGGCTTCAACAATTATTACAACTTTTATGACTTACATAAATCCTACTCCTTTAGCAGGTGCTCATGGATCTTATATAGGCTCTCCAGGAGCTATTATGACCACAATTTTTTAAGGCTTTTGTCTCAAACAAAAGCTGCTATCAAGCCCTATTTATTTTATGAGTACAAACCAGACAGACTACGGTGCTCAGAGACTTTCCTTTGACTACCGTTCAGATGCGAGAGCTTCTGTATTTAACAAGATATTTTATCATCTCTTACCGTATGGAATTTACAGCGGAGGAAATCTCACCAGATTGAATAGCATTTCTATCGTAGTTGAGCCTATGACAGTAGTTATTCCTTCGAACAACAACGATTCTGTTGCTGTAAAAATCGATACCACTGAAGCACAGGTAATTAATTTTGCTTCTTCTCTTGCAGGAAGCTGCGACATAACCAAGCCTTATGTAATTCTTAGATTTGGCTGGACAGATGAAGAAGACAACTTTATGGAGATTATTCCGGCTGCCTATGATTCAATTCTGGAAACAGACATCATTCTGGGCAAAGTCAATTTCGACTTAAACGGAACTTCGTACATAGTAGCAGTCCACGATTCTTTCGATTTGTCTAGACGACAGAATGCTACTCTGGCAAACTTGGATCGACTTAAAACTCTCTTAAAGGTTTCTGCTACAGAGCCAGCATCTAATAAGATTTCTATCTCAGGTGGAACTTTAGTAACTTCGAAAGGTAAGTACTCAGTTGCAGGAGGTCAATTTCCTGAAAACGGAATTTCAGTTCCTTCTGCTCCACGAATCGATATCATCGGATTCAATACAAGTGGTCAGCTTGTTTATAAGCAGGGTATAGAATCTGCTGAGCCACAAGCTCCTTTGTACGGAAATCTGAAAGTCCTTGCAGAGATTCATCTAAAAGCACATCAGTCTATTATAAACGGCTCAGACATCATAGTCGTAGATGACTGGTCTGTTTTGCAGGGAATGGTTGCTCCAGAAGATGTTCCTATTGAAGACCCTAACGAACATTTTCCTGCAGACATAAGAAAAATTACTGCAGCCATTCACTATCTTTGGACTCACAGTTTGGTTTTAAACCATGACAGTCCTGAAGTTAGTCCTTATCAGGTTGACGCTGAAACAGATGAAAACTATCCTCTCGGAGACTTATTTATTTAGGAGATTAAAATGGCAGAATCTGTATTTAACATCGCTGCTGCGATAAGCTACATAAAACGATTTACAAATACCGTAGTATTCGGTAAAACAGGCGTAGCCATTGAATCCACCGCTACTAAGCCAGTTTTCTTTTGTAAACTTCCATTAAGTTCCTCTCATACTTTCTTAGTAGAAATGACAGACAACCAGAACGCAAAAATCGGTTCTATTATGTTTGCTCTGACTACAGGAAAACATTCTTATGGGGACTCTGGAATAACAGTTTTGGGAGCATCGTCTCAAGAGATAATTTCCCAGACAAAAATCTTAGTTAGCTCAAACTTTGAAGACCCAGAAGACTTGACTCACGTTTTGGTAGGCTTAAAATTAGGTACCTATGGTACAATAAAGTTTACTTATCAAGTTTTAAGCTCGAATCGTGCAATCGTTACTCCAATAGCTCTTTCAAGAGAAATTTCTACAGACTACAAACTTTATGATGTGTCTAAAGGCTATCTTTTGGATAGAGCTCTTTTTGAAGAAACTGACACTTTAAATGCTTTCAGAAAATGGTCTAATACTTTTCAGTATTCAGCTAACGACCCTGTATTCTACGGTTCTCATTTGTACTACGCTTCTCCAAATAATCTTCCTTCAAGAGGAGAAGACCCTGTTCACTATCCTTCAAAATGGATAGAACTCGCTACAGCTGATATACCAGATACAGACATTTCAAAAGGTGCAAAAACTCCGCAGCTTTTTTATGACAAATCTTTAGTGATTACGAATGACACAGCTGCAGGATTACGAAAAGCCCGAAAAGATGTAGGCTATCAGTATCCATCTGTGAATTCGAAAGTTTACCACTTTGATAATGACTTGCTGGATCAGTTCCAGGAAAACTCCCTTGAAAACAATATCGAAGTAGATGCTGATCCTGAGATTCCACCTTTCTTTGTAGGAAAGGGAATGGTAGGAGTTGGAATTTCTTCCGACCCTGCAATCAGCTTTAAGCCATTAAAAGAAATTCCGGCTTTCTACTATGGAAATTTCGGCTTAAGGAAGTCTTTAACTCTGACTTCTGGAAATAACTTATTTGCTTTCCATTTTAAGTACTCAGGAGTACAGAATCTTGTAAATGAGCATATCTTGGTTCTTACTTTCCCTTCAGGAGAAAAAATTCATTTAGTTGCTAACTATTCAGAAATAGATTACAACTCAGACCCTACTATGACTTACTGGGATACAGAAGACAATCCTGTTTACTCAGAAGGAGAAGTAGTAACTTCTGCTTTGACTGTTCTCTCTTATAACGGGGCTATGATTACCAAGACAGAAGTTTTCAGAGATTACCCACTGGTAGAAGATTCATGGGCACATCTTTGTGTAAAAATCGGTTTTGACTCAGTAACGATTTTCTTCAGAGGACAGCAGGTAACTATTCCTCGTCAAACAGACGGATTTGGAAACGTAGAATACTTGGTTAACAGAAGCCATCGAGCTTTCTCAATCGATGAGCTTATCTGGGATACAACAGCTTCTATTCCATTCTCTCGTTACATCGAACTGTCTACAGAATCTCTTCCTTGGGCAGAGCATGAGAAAAATGAGAATTGGTTCTTGGTTAGTGTAGCTGACCCAGAAAAATTCGATACTAACATGTTCGACGCTCCTGTCTTTAAGGAAAAAGTTCGGGACATTTTCTATTATGAGAACTCTTGCGTAACAGAACGAAGTCTTTTGAAAGTTTTAGGAACTAATGACGTGCTAGAAGCCTTCCAGATTCTTAAAGCTAAAAGTGACGCTGAAAACTTCGAGGGCTTAGGTTTAGGAGATTATATTGATATTCCTAACTTCTCTATCGGAGTTACTCACTATGATAACAATCCAGCTTACGAAAATCTCAGAATCCAGATTGTAGGATTCAACTTGTTTAAGTCTTATTATAACGCAGAGCCACACATCGTCTTCATGTTTAAGAACGGTATTTTCAAAAAAGTCATGTTCAATGACATAGACGATTTTACTTACTACGCTCAGTCAGACTTGCATGAATACATCTCAACAAGATTAGACCCTGCTTTAGAGTCAGCCATGGGAATACCGATTAAGAGCGTTTCTCACTGGTTCCACTCTTCTGCTTCAGAAAAGCGAAGAGCTACTGTTAAGTGTTACATTCCTACAGAAATCGAATTGTGTGGTTTTAATGGAGTAGATACCATGAGTGCTCATGGAGCAGCCGGAACTTCTCAGTTCCCTTATTTTGCTCTTAAGCCAGGAGCTTTGCAGAAAAACTTTAATGGAGTTACTACTTCTTATTGGACTTCTTCTCCGAACTTTAATTCGGCTTCGTCGTTTGCTGTATATGATCGCTCAGGCTATCTTGACTTTGATGTTGCAGACGATACTCGTTACGCTGCTATTCCAGCTTTATGTTTATAGGAGATTAAAATGAAAAACGTATACATTTGGATTCAGGACAACGACCTTGTTTGGCATACAGACTTAGATTTTGCAGTCAAACAGGGCTTATCTGCTAAGCCAGATTTAACTCTTACTCAGGAAGAGTTTGATGAAAAATATCCTCTAGCTTTAAAAGACGGAAAAATTATTTTCAATGCTGTAAGTTCTAAAAAACTTGCAGCTGAAATTCGTTTAGAAAGAGATAGACGTCTGAATGAAATCCTTTGGAGAATTCAACGCTACGAAAGTCAAAAAGCTCTGGGAACAAAAACTACAGATACAAAAGAAGACTACTTGAAGGTACTGCAGTATGTTCAGGACTTGAGAGATGTTCCTTCTCAGAAAACTTTTCCTAAAAAAGTTATTTGGCCAGAATCAAAACTTTCTAATGAGGAAAACAAACACTAAAACACAAAAAGTGTCTTTTTAACAAGCAGTTTTCTACTGTTAGTCCGCTTATAGCACCTATTTCATTATGGAACAGGTAACTAAACTTTTACAGATTTTACAAGGGTTCAATTTCTCAGAACTTATTGTTTTAGCTGTAGTATTTTTGGCTTTCTGGTTTTTTCAAAAATCAGAAAGTTTTAATGAATTCTGTCGTCACGAAATTCAAGACGTAGACGATGACCGTCGAGAAGAATTGATGCACATGACCCAAGAAGTCGTAGCTCAACTTGCTAGAAACTCAATCAGTAGCTCTATTAAGTGTGCGATGACTCGTAAAGCCTTAGCAGATGCAATTCTTTCACCTCTTGTAGAAAGCGTAAACTCTAATCACTTTACTAAACGACTTTTGCCGGAACATTATTCTTCATTCCGACAAGGGCTATTACGTAGAATGGAGTCAAGCTATTCTTCTATTCGTCAGGCTTACATAGACTACGAATGCGAAGAAAGCTCGGTTCCTGAATGGAAAGAGAGCAAACAGACTTGCGAGTACATACTTGCTTACTGGCTGTCTGAACTTTGCTTAAGTGTTTCTCACAGCTGTGAAAGAAAACTTGCAACTTATGAAAAATACTTACCTCATTTCCGGTTTTCTATTCATTACAAAGCAATAACAAAAGAAAGGATCAAACGAAACAAGAATTATATAAAAGAATTAAACGAGCTTCATTCCAAGCTAAAACAGGAGCTTAAATAAAGATGAAAAAGTTTTTCCTGTGGCTTTGGCAGTTTCCTCAGAACTTTGTCGGTTTCTGCTTAACTCGTTTTAGAAAGCAAGTTTTAATATTCACATTTAACGATGAAACCACGGGAAGAATTTATTTTACGAGCAATGTTTTTGGCTGTGGAATTTCTCTCGGAGATTACATAATCCTGGACTACGATAACTATTGGCAGTACCGATATTATGACTCTCTTTATAGAATTTACAACCATGAGCACGGACATCAAAAGCAGTCTTTAAAACTTGGCTGGCTGTATTTACTTACTATAGGAATTCTTTCTGCCTGCGGAAATTTAGTAGACAGAATTGTTCATAAGCACCACAAACACGGCTGCTGGTATTACAAGCAGCCTTGGGAAAAATGGGCTGACAAGCTAGGACAAGTTCAACGCTAAGGAGGACAATATGGATGAAAATGGAAAACTTAAAGTAAACTACAAGCTGTCTTTACTCTGGGCTGCTATCGCTGTAGTACTCGCTATCGTAGCTATGCTTACAGGTGGAGACTTTTCTGAAACAGCTAAAGATGCCTATACTTCAGGCTCTTTTATAGGCGAAGACGTAGCCAAAGTTATTCAATGGCCAATTTGTGCTTCTGTAGTATTCGGTTTGTGTGGTACTGTGGAAGACGTTGTAAAAGTTGTAAGTGCTTTTAAGAGCAAGTAAAACTCTCCCTTCTTATTAAACCTCCGGAATTATAAAAGCTGGAGGTCTTTTTATGCAATTTTATAAAACCGAAAAAGAATTCAGACAAAAAGAAAATATTGAACCTAAGTGTGTTGTACTTACTCCTTGGGAAGATTTTGGTCCCGCTATCGAAAGAGTCTTAAACCACAGGCAAATTGTATACGATTTTAATAAACTCGTAGAATCCTTAGCTGCGAGTTATCGTAAAAATGCAACTACTCCAGAAGACCCTGACTATGATTATGAAACTCAAGCAATGGAGTGGATCGATTACAATACTATGCGTACTTTACCTTATTTCCCTGAAAAGTTCCGTCCTATAGTAGTTTCTATTTCGGAAGAAGAACTGACTGAATTTTTAGAGCAGCTCTATTCTGACTATGACAAGACGAAAATCGAACAGCTTATGCGAAATGAAACTTTTGTTGAACAACTTACTGTTATTCGTCAGTTTAGCTATGATGAATTCGATGGAGCTATGAGAAAGCTGCTGGAGGATTGGCTGAATGGCTGAGAGTAAAATTACGCTGAAAGGTAAAGTCCTTTCAGTAGATGTAGACAATTTGATCCTTGAATTTGAAGAACTTGAAAAGCCTATAAAACATGTAGTCCGATTAGACTGCGTGCATTCTACATCTCATCAAGAAATCGATAACGTAAAAATCTATTACGAAGAACATAAAAGTCATACAGTTTACATAAAAGGTGATTTTATGCAGTACCCTAATTCAGAGTACCTTTTTCCTGAGTTCTTTGTAGTGGGAACTAAAGAAGTTTTCGAAAGGAGAAAATTTTAATGACTAAAACATACGAAGAATTTATTTCTTTCTATAGAAAAACGGGAATACTTGATATGGGTACTTCTATCCGGAGACCTACAAAACCTTTGAACGACCGACAGCTACAAAGAGTTTATGAGCAGTACTTGCACAAACTAGAAGTTCAGAAAGAAAAAATCAAAGCAAAACAAAGCCAACCAAGGTCTCGGGATTCTGAACTGTCAGAGTTTATACGTAATCGAGATGGGAACAAATGCCGACTTGTTTGGCTTTTATCTGACCTTGAATACCAAGAATGGCAATCAAATCAAGGTGGTCAAGGTTCTACAATAGACGCTGCTCATGTGTTCGGGAAAAATGCTTATCCTTGGATGCGTTATATACCAGAAAACATTGTTTGTCTAAATCGATTTTCTCATAACTCTCTTGACACTTATCGCTCTCCTCTAAACGGAAAAATCATCTCTAAAGAAGAACACGAAAACTGGTGGAAACGAATCGTAGGTGAAGAAACTTATTCAAAGCTGGTTGAACTCTCTCTAAGAGACAACCGATAAAAATCTCATCATTTCTCCTTTTATGAAAAACCTATTTTAGTATTATTCATTTAAGGAGATACTATGTTCTTACTCAAAGAAGCAATCGAAAAAAGAGCTTTTACAAACCCAGAACTCAAATTAATTACTGCAACTTTGCAAAAGCCTGGAAATCATTTTATAACAAATTTAAAAGCAGATAACAAAGAAGTCGTTCTGAAAAATTGGGAAGGCGGAAGATACGGTCTTTCTGTTTGGACTTGGAAAGGTGAAGGAACTTTTAAAGGGCAATCTTATATAAGTAAGGACTACGTAGACTTGACAGGCGGTTCTTGTCCTATAAAACTTGTTGCCACTGAATGCAATTTCCAGGACTATGACCCTAAACGAAATGTAACTCCTTTGTCTTGGTCACTTAAAAGACAAAGATTCTTTTCTGGATTTGCTTACTTGTCTGGAGAAATCACTCTTCTGGTTGACGGAAATCTGTATGCAGCAGAACCTAAGAAAGTTAATACAAACGCTCTTTTAGCCTTTGTAAAGAACTATTCAAGAGATTCTTTTAAAGTTCCTCCTCTCCTTAAATCCGGATTTATTCAGTCCCTTCAGATATCACAAGCAGGAGATACTTTAGAGTGCTCTGTTGGTTTTGAAACAGGAAAAGGCTACAGCTCACATTTCTGGCAGCATGACTACAAATTCACATGGAGCTTAGGCTTTTATGATGAACAAGAAAAAATCTACGGCACAGACCCTGTAGGCAAGGCTTTAACAACTTTAAGATTCGCTATTGGAGACGGATGTAAAGCTCAAAGGTCTATTCCTACGAATCTTGTGATTCACGCTTATAGAGACTTGGACTAAGGAGATATAATACTTTTATAGAAAAGCTGTCCTAAGAAGCCCTATTTAAAAAGTAGGTGAAAGATTTAATCTTTTTAAGATTTTCAAAACAGAGTATTATCATACTCATTATGAAGGATATGATTACTCTAAGTATGAAGCCTGTTAGATTTTCTATTTTATAAACCTATTTAAACTGTGAAGGAAATTTCTCACACTTTAATAGAACAAATCTTTAATTAAGGAGATTAAATATGGATTCATGGCGTATGAAAGTTCAGCTGAACGACAAATCAGCTTCAGTAGGTGCTCCAACAGCTACTGGTATGGGTGCCACTGTTCTTCCTTGCTCTAGAGGTAGAACAAGACCTGTAAAAATCAATCGTGGTGAAACAGAACGTATCCGTCAGCTTTTTGGAGCTACTCGTTATGAAGTACTCGAAGCTATCGCATACAATACTAAGTATCCTCTTTGGATTTCTGCTCCAAACGTAGGTGGTGCTTCTGCAGGTCTGCTTATTACAGACAGCGGTCTTAAGCAGGTTACTTTCGTTGGAGAAGACGAGAATGCAATTAACCTTGCTGATCTTCCAATGCAGGCAAAAGCTGGCGTAGGAAATGGCGTAACTACTGCTTTCTCAGCTAGTTTTAACGCAGATGTATTCCCTGCTTTCTCTTCAGGAGAAACTGCTTCTTTCAACCCAAAATGTTACATCATAACAGACGGAGTTCCTGTTGAAGCAACTGTAGCTTGGAATGCTGCTGACCACAACTATACAGTTTCTGTTGAAGACGTAGCAACAGGTACAATTTCTTCAGCTGAAGGAAAAGTAACTGTTTCTCTCGTATTCACAGCAGCTCCTGCTGACAAGAAAGAAATTTCTATTCGTCTTACTTCTAACACAACTGCTCTTACATCACACGTTTATGCCCTTGTTGGTATGCGTTATGCATGTGATGACTACATGGCTGCTGCTGTTTACAAGTCAGAAAATGCAGGAAATCTCATTATCGACCTTCAGCAGAAGAGAAAGGGAATTTATTCTCCAATGACTTCTTATCCTAAGGAGTTCTCTCTTGTTGCAGGAACAAAGAACGCTTCTGGTCTTATCATTTATGGACCTGTTCTTTTCAAAGATGATGACAACATTTTTGTTAAAGTAAACTCTGCTGAAACAATGGTTTGGGATACATGGACAGGCGGTTCTTCTGACCTCGTAGAATTCAAGGGCGGATATCGTGGTATTGAACCAGATGGAACTCTGCTCGTTGAAGCATGGGATCAGTTCAAAGATATCAAGAAATATCCAACAGATATTTACTTTGATACTACTGCAAACGACGCAGTACCTACAGCTTTCTCTGCTCTGCGTGATGGATTTGCAAAGTACAAGACTTTCCTTTATCCACAGGCTGTTTGCACCGCTGCAGATATGCTCGCTAAGATTCCTCTTTCTTTGAGCAATCGTGGTATTAAGACTTTCTGGGGAGCTGCTTACATTCAGAACCCTTACGAGCCTACAGGCGATTTGATTTCTACTCTTATGGGTGAAGTTGCTGCCAAGTATGCTGACGCTCTCGTTTACTCTTACGGTGGACGTGCTTGTGCATGGGCTGATGAAAATCAGGTTGGTGGTCAGCTTTCTATGGGACGTATTGTTGAATTTGTTTACAACTGTACAGAAGATGAAGCAAAGGCTATGGATACAGGTCGTGTAAATCCTATCGAACCAAACGAACTGTTCGGACCTATCATTATGTCTCGTCGTTCAACAGACAAATCAGCAGGAAACTACTCTTATGCAGACTACTCTGCTATCGTAGACTACTGTGTTGAACGTATTTACAATGAAGTTCTTCCTTACCAGTTGATTAAGTTCAACGACGACGAACACAGAGCAACTGTTCGTAACAAGGCAGACCTTATTCTTAAACCGCTGCTTGCAAAACCTAACAACGTTATTCGTGAGTACGCTATCAAGTGCGATGCAGAAAACAATGGTGACGATGTTCTGGCTCAGGAAGCATTCGTTCTTACAGTTGCTATCAAGGTAACTCCTAAGTCTGAAACAATCTTGTTCAACTTTATCAACTCTGCACAGGGTGCTAGCGTTGAAGAAGTTGTTGCTTAATGAAGGTAAACTTCTAGCTTTCTGATTTTAGTCCCCTGCTTTTTGCGGGGGATTTTTATTTTAGGACAGTATATGATAAAGATTGTAGAATACGTAGTCTTAGCTTTAATAACGTGTTTACTTGTAGGTTTGTCTGCTAGAGCTGTTTGGCTAAATTTATTCAGTAAAGACTCCCCTCAAGCCGAAAAACCGGAATTATAATTCTTGGAAAGAGATTCATTTCTCTTTAACTTTTACATAAATGAGGTGCGTTTACTATGAAAGTAAAACCATTAAGTGCTCGTGTTCTTATTCAGGAAATTAAGCCTGAAGAGATTACCAAAAGCGGAATTATCCTTCCCCCTTCTAAAGAAAAAACTCAGATGGCTGTAGTTCTTGAAGTAGGACAGGATACAGACAAAGAAAAGATTACAGTTGCAAAAGGCGACAAAGTAATTTTCTCTCAGTATGCAGGAACTCCTGTAAAGTTTAACGACGGCGAAGCACGTATCGTAAATATGGAAGACATCCTGGCAAAAGTAGAAGACTAAAAGCTGCTTATTTCCCTATTTGAGTTATACACTTGAATAGGGAGATACTTATGATTAAGCTAACAGAAAGTCATTCTTTAATTCCAGTCAAATGCTATTACAATTCAGAAATGGACTGTTTTGTATTTAAGGTTGACGGAAAAACTGTTTCTTTAAAAGGGGCTTCAGATGAAGACTTGGCAAGAGTTTTCCGTAAAAGTCAGATGAAAGATGAAGAAACAGAACCTCGTTCAGCACGAGGAAAAACTTACATGGAAATGGTGCAGTCCATAAAAAACGGTACTGACCACACAAATTATATTTGGAACAATTTTGTTTCGGTTTTCCTTGAAGGATTACAATCGCTTTCAAAATCGTACCAAGGGGCTTAAATTGAATTCTCGAAAATTTGCTAACGATAAGCTATTCTGTGTTTTGTTAGAAGACGGACACAGTATACAAGGAAAATATATTGAAATTCCTCACGGACCAACTTCTATTAAGAAAGTGTTTTTTAAAACTCCTGATGGGAAAAAAGAATTCTCTGTAAAGAATTTGTCCGCAAACATGAAAAAGCCTGGATGGCAGGTAACTCTGAAAGTAGAAATTAATGATTACCTTAATTTCCTTTTAGAGCAGTCTAAGCTGGAATTTCCTGAGTGGATTAAGAACAACGGTAGACACTCTTTTGATGATGAAGCTGTTTACTCAGTAGATGAAATTGGTCAAGAATGGAAAAGCATGAAGAGCTTGTTCGGAGCATTCCGAATGGCAGGAGATTGCGGATTCTTTACTTCTCGTAAGCCTTTTGAATCTACTTTAAACAAGATTGTAGAAATTCGGGAGAACTAAGATGACTAATTATTCTGCTGAATACGAAAAAGCAAGGGAAGTGCGTTCTAACGCAGTTATGTCTATACGTTCTGTAAGGAATTTAAAGATTGAAGCAGAAACTCGTAGAGATGACTTGCTGCCTATCCTGTTCGGGGATGGGACTAATCAGGGTATAATGAAAATTATTTCTTTGTACATGGAACAGGCAAGATTAACTGCGGGAAGAAAAACTTCTACTCCAGATTTCAGCGGAGATTATGAATCCCAGTTCAAGTCAGATATGGCTCTTTGTGTAAAGGGTTCTGGTGATGGAGCTGATGGGCTTTATCCTCCTGAGATAATCGAAGGGCAGCCTTCAGAAAAAGCTCAAAAAGATTTCAACAAGAATTCTAAGTGGCTTAACTCCTATTCATTAGAAGGGGTTTCTTCTCCTACAGGAAAAGGAATAAAACAGTTCTGCGAAGAGCTGATTACCGCTGTAGGTGTTCAAGCCTTAGCTAACGGAGATCACAGAGGACCATATCCTTCTCAGGCGAGTGCTTCTTCTCAAGCTCAAATAGACCGAGGTTCTGGGTACTTAGCTTTACGAACAGAAAACAGTGAAGTATATCAAGAAACTACAGGAAGCTCCAGCTCTGGCTCTAGTTCGGGTTCCAGCTCTGGTTCTGAACCCGTAGCGGAAACTTGGTACATCGGAAAAAATGGTCTTGACACTCCTGACAATTATACATTTAAGGCAGAACTTATTTCGAAAATTGACGCTTTAATTTCTTCTATGACTAGCTATAAAACTAATCTTGAGTCTTCTCAAACAGCTATTACTAATCTGGGAGAAATTTTAACTGAATTTAAGATTGAAGTTCCTACGGATACTGCTAGATTGAGCAGTGCTCTGTCAAAAATAATTTCAGACATCCAGTTAGCCGATTCCTACAAAACATATTTCAACTCTATCTCTACAGGTACTTCCAGCAATCGAGCTGCTATAAATGCTAAGCTCGCAGACTTGAAAAATGACTGCGCTACGTGGATTTCTTTCTATGAAAGTGCGTCTTCTCAAAGTACTGCAGAATTAGGTGACGTAAGTTCTGGAATTCGAAAAGGGCTTATTTACTGGACAGAGGAACTTGTAAAAAAGCCAGATGGAGCTTATACAACTCTTGAAGGTATTCCGCAGCTTTTGAACGACGCTCAGACTCAGTTGCAAAATGCTGACACAAGACTTAATGCATTTTCATCTGACGTAAACTCTTGGCTGTCTGTTCCTGAAGTTATGGGAGTATTTAATCAGGCAGTTCTAAATATCGACAAAAGCATTAAACGCTGGGAAACTCACATTATGTGGAAAAATGTTCTTCCGGCTAATAAATACAAGATTTTAAGAAAGGTTGTTACTTCTTTCTCAGGTATTAATAACGATGCTTGGGACATTCAAGACCCTACTGTAATCGTAGAATTGAATGAAGCAGGATTTCTTCTCACAGAACATATTATTACTCCACCTACTCAGCACACGTTGTTTAGAGTATTTGCCTGTGATGAAGATGGTTCTTCTTTTATAAAAAGAGCAGATTCATTCAACTCTTACTCAGAACAGTCTGATGTAATTTCTAAGCCTATCAGTTTCTCAGAACTTCCTAAACAAGAAGAGTGCTCTTGCCTTCACATAACTGAAGAAAAGATGCCTTTTGTAGAAACTGATTTTGTGATTGTGAATGACTCAGAATTAGCTCAGGTACAGTCTGTATCAGAAAATGATTTAAGACTTGACGATAACTACGGTGAAATAAATTCAATAAAAAAGCTGTTTGGCTTTTACTTTGCAACGGAATTATAATCTATGACACATTTTGAACTTTGTAAAATTACAGCACAGCGTTTTGCTAACGATAAGACTATGGCTTTGTATGAAGTTACAATGCTGGGAATTGAAAAGCCTGACGTGCTTGTTTTCGATTCTTCTGCTCATACAGATTTATACGAAATAAAGATGAGCCGTTCGGATTTCTTAGCAGACAAATACAAGTTAGCTCGTAAGCATCCGCAATTCGGAGACAAGCGTTACTACGTATGCTACGGGGATTTTATAAAACCCGAAGAGCTTCCGGAAGGTTGGGGTCTTTATCATTATAAGAACAACAAGTTTTATAAGATAAAAGATTCTCGCTATTTTAATCAAGGTTCTGCTGCTTCTGCTATTTACAAGCACACAGTAGAGCTTTTAACAAATCACATAATCTGTGAAAAGCAAAATATAGTATTTGCTAAGCGTGTTCTAGAAAATAGAGAACGCTATAAAAATAAACAGTAAAGTTGGAGGATAAAATGACCCAAGAAAACGAACAACTTATAGACGAGTACATTGCCTTTGTTCAGTCAACTTCTAAAAAGTTTGAGTCCATAGGTGAACTGGCAACCGGAAATGAGGTTACTCCAGAAAGAGTCAACTACGCTTTAAGTATGTACTACGATACTTGTCGAATGCTGAACGAAGAATACCAGAGAGTAAAAATTGAAAAAACTGCTCTTGAATTGGAATACGAAGACTTGTACGCTAACTGGTTCCAGGAAGCAAAGGATCAGCTCATGGCAGAAACTTCTTCTCGTTCTGCAAAGCCTGCTTTGAAGGAAATTGAGCAGCAGCTTAAAATTACACACAAGATGGATTATTTTGCTTGGCAGCGAAAACTTGTTCAAGCAGAAATGAAGTGTGACCACTATATTCGAATGCGTGAAACTTTGAATAAGTTTGACAACGTTTTGACAAACCTTGCAGTAAATCTTCGTTCAGAACTTCGTGCTCTTAATATCGAAGATAGAGCTAACGCTAGACAGAAATTTGCCCCTATACGTTAAACAATCTGGAGGATAAAAATGGCTGAATTCGCAAGAAGAATAGGATTTAAAGTTGGAAGTGTTATAAGACATTTTAAGCGTGAAACAGTAGACTTGGAAAAATACCCAAACGCTTATTTGTATGAAATTATTGCTTTTGCAAATCACTCAGAAACTAATGAGCCTTTGGTAGTCTACAAGTCTCTTTACTCTTCTGAAGGCTGGGGAATTAAGAAAGAGATTCCAGAAGGTTACGTATGTGCAAGACCTGCAGCTATGTTCTTTTCAGAAGTAGACCATGAAAAATACCCTGACATAAAGCAGAAGCATCGATTTGAATTAGCTGACCCAGAATACAAACTGCCGGAAGTTCATACTCACGAATTGACTGATTTTTACATGAACCGAAAGGAGCAGTAAAAACATGGAAAAACTTTTTATTCTATTATTCGGGGCATTTCTTGTAATCTTTTCGGTACTCCACTTAATCAGCATTTTACTTATTTGCAAAACTCGTAAAGAGGTAGCTAAGTACATTCACTACATTGAAAAGTTTGAAAGTGAAAAGCCTGTAGACAAAAAGTATCTTGTTTTTGCTTCATCCTACAGAGAGTGTGAAAAAGTTTGGACTAATTCTCGATTCAGTAAAGGGCTTCCGAAAACTGCTGCGGAGTTTATAACCTTTGATAACTGTCCTGCAGCTGTAAAGCCTTACTGGAATGATGTACATTTTAAAAGAGTTACCCTTATAGGAATTACTTTAAGAGAATTCGATAAACTTTATTACGGACAATAACTATGGAGCTTGATAAACATATCCCAGTGTACTACAAAGATGAACAAGGAACTTTGCTTTTCTCTCTACCTTCAACAGCTCCAACACCTAGAATCGGAGAAACTATGTCTGTTTCTGTTTGGTCTGGCAAGGTAGGAGAAAGTTCATCTAGCTGGGCTGTTTATCAAGTTTTATCTGTTGATACTCAAGTAGCCTTTTCTAAAGAAAACTCTGATCAATTTTTTCAATCTAAAGTTGTAATCCTCAGCAAAAAAGCGTCTGGCATAAACTCTAAGAATTAAACCTTTTTCTATTTCTCCGGAATTTTATTAAGTAGGAGGTAGCTATGGTTCAGTTCAAAGAATCCTCAGTTACAAAAGAATTGTTTTCTAAATACGTTGAAATCCAGCGTGAAGGAAAATACAATATGATTATGGACGGTGCAGAAGTTATTGCACTCCTTGGTTGTACTGCAGATGAGTACAAAGAAATCCTGAAAAATTACGATGCTCTGTCTAAGAAATATGGCATCTCTGCATAGGAGGTGACCCATGAACTTTCTTCCCGTCTTAGCGTTGACCTACATGTTTAATGCAGCGTTTATTCCCTTTGACAGTTACGGCTACCAGGAACGTCACACATCGTATGACAATGCGAATTCTATTGAATTCCGCTTGGGCTTGGATATCTGTAATGTCGTTGAGATTTACGGAGGAGAAGCAAGCTGTCAAACTCCTGCAGGTGGTTTGTCCTTTTCTCCTTATAAGCAGTTGTACTACGTAGGAGCAGAAGCTCATTACACTGTAAATGATAAGTTGACTATAAAAGCCGGAATCATTAGAGACTGCTATCATCCTGTAAATGCTTGGGGAAAAACTGACGGGAAAGTAGATGGAGCTAGTCTAAAAATTTATGTAACCGCTTCCGGAAAAATTCCTATTTGGTAAAAGGAGCACATTATGGTACAAATCAAATCAGGAAATCTTCTTACTTCGAAGACCCAAGTTATCGGACATCAAACAAACTGTAAAGGCATTGCAGGAGGTTTAGCTGGAATAATTTTCAAAACTTTTCCGGAATGCTGGGTACCTTATCTGCAGTGTTGCAAAGTAAACAGACCTCTGGGAAAAACTCAGCTGTTACGTTGCGATGATGGTCGAATCTTAGCAAACATTTTCGGTCAGTATGAAGCTGGAGCTGCTACTAACTACCGATACATTTTGTCAGGGCTGAAAGACCTGCGCAAACAGATGGAGTCCCTCAACCTTAAAACACTTTCCCTTCCTTATGGTATGGGTGCTGGAATCGGTGGAGGAGATTGGAATAAAGTTTATGACCTTATAGAACAAGTTTTCGGCTTGTCTTCAATAGAAGTAACTTTATGTAAACTGGAGAAATAAAATTATGGCAGAACTCGGACGAGTAAAAGAATTAGAGGCAATCATTCGTCGGCATCAGGCAAACTACTACAAAGGTCAGGCAACTATCTCTGATGCTGAGTTTGATAACTTGTGGGATGAATTAAGAAGTCTTGACCCTGAAAACGAACTTCTTAAACAGATTGGTGATGACTCTTTGGACGGATTTCCAAAGATTCAGCATGTTATTCCTATGGGAAGTCAGCAGAAAGCTAATTCCCCTGAGGACATCATTAAGTGGATAACTCAGTTTAAGCCGACAGAACAGATTTTAGTCCAGTCTAAGCTGGACGGTTGTTCAATCGAGCTTTACTACAAAAACGGAGTCTTCAAAAACGGTGTAACTCGTGGAGACGGAATTACAGGGGATGACATTACAGACAACGTTAGCAAGATGCAAGGCTGCGTTAAAAAACTTGTAGAAAACTTTACAGGCTCTGTACGTGGTGAAGTTCTTATGTTCCATGAAGAAAAGAACAAATACTTCCCACAGATGGCTAACTGCCGTAACGCTGCTTCTGGAGTTATGAAACGGAAAACTGGTGAAGGCTGCGAACTTCTTCATATTGTAGCTTATGATGTTATGTACGAAGACGACGATAAATCGTTTGACAGAGAAAGCCAGAAAATTTCTTGGCTTGCAGCTCAGGGCTTTGAAACAGTAGATACTACGGGCTTTGGAGTAAAAGGTTCTCCAGCTGACTCTGCAAAAGAGCTTACAGAGATTATGCTCCGGACAAACGAACACAGATCAGAACTCCCTTATGACTTGGACGGAATTGTTCTTAAAAAGAACGTGTGCGACAAAATCGACTTGCGTAATTTGCTACCTGAAACTCAGATAGCTTATAAATTCCCTCGTGAAGAATTGGTTTCTACTCTTACAGGAGTTTTGTGGTCTCTAACAAATGGTACTTTCACTCCTATCGGCTTGATTGACCCTCCACTTCATTTGTGTGGTACAACTGTTAAGCAGGCTTCACTTTGCAACATAGGTCTTATTGAAAAGGGCGGATTTAAAATCGGCTGTAAAGTTTCCGTTACAAAGCGTGGAGAAATTATTCCGAAGATTGAAAAAGTTTATCAGCACATGCCGAATGAAACAGACATCATTGTACCTGACAGATGTCCGGAGTGTGGAAATAAACTTTATACAAACGCTGATCGAACTAAGACACAGTGCTTAAACCCTTTCTGTTCTTCTATCAAGGTTGGAAAAATGAACAAGTGGGTAAATATTTTTGCTATAAAAGAGCTTGCTCCTACTACTCTGGGAAAGCTGCTTGATGCAGAAATTGTTGACGGTACAATTAAGTCCTTGTATGAAATAGATTACGGGGCTATTGAAAAGTTGGAAGGCTTCGGAGCAAAATCAGCTGAAGCCATTAAGCGTAATTTGTCTTCTGTAAAAGAAGTTGATTTAGCTGACTTTATTGCAGGATTTAATATTCCTTCAATCGGACCTGCAATCGCTAAAAAGATTATTTCTGGTACAAAGAAAACATCTATAGAAGATTTGGCTACGCTGTCTGTAGAAGACTGCATTTGTCCTGGCGTTGGTGAAGAGTTCGCTAAAAAGTTTGTAGAAGGACTCAGAGCTAACTTGGAAGACATGCGAGGTACACTTTCCTACATTTCTATAAAGAATGCCTCAGAGGGAATCCTCGAGGGAGTGAGCGTATGTTTTACAGGCTCTTTGAAAACTATGAAGCGAAATGAAGCAGCTACTCTTGTAAAAGACGCTGGAGGAACTGTTAAGGACGACGTAGTCAAGGGCTTGACCTACTTGGTTACAAACGATCCTAATTCTGGTTCTGCTAAAAACAAGAAAGCTCAGGAGCAGGGAACTAAGGTGATTACAGAAGAAGAATTTCTTGCCTTGGTTAAAGGAAGTCCTAAGCCAGAAGTTGCTAAGGAAGAAAAGCCTGTAAAACTCGAAAGCGAGGACTTGTTTTAATGTACGACAACCCTAACTTGCCTTATAGATGCCCTCTGTGTCTGCAACCTGTGAGTCCTTGTACAGAGGACGCTCTGACCAGAAAGAAAACTTGTGGATGCTTAGCTTGTTCTTGTAAGGCTCCCGTGTTTACTCAGGAAGAAGGAGAATCGGTTTTTATGCCTTCTATCCGTTGGAATAACTGGGTTATAAAATACAGGAGAGAGCATCCTAGCTGGCACAGAGACGTTTTGTGCAAAGGCTGCGTAGATCAGAATTCACCTTGTAAGCACTATGATGACAACTATATAAATTGTGACAAATGGAGGTCCGAAGATGAAAGGACAAAGACATCCGAAGATTGTAATTAAGTTTACAGAAAAAGAAGTACAGGCTGTACAGGAAGCCTTGGACACACCAGAACTGTGGGAAAAAGAAAGCCGTTCTCCCTTGCGTAGAGCTTATGCAGAAATGTCTCAGGCATTAAGTATTTACCATGGTGAACAGCGTTCTATTCCTGAAACGGATGATGACGCAGGAGATGAGTACTGATGCAGAATGAGGAACTTTTCAAACAAGTAAGAGAAGAGATTAAACTCATACACTCAGTTTATGACTCCGGAAATAAAAGTATCAAGCCTAGTTTCCGGTTCATAGCAGTAAGCCTTGACACGGACAACTTTATCGTGGCAAAGACTTTAGCTGTCATCCAAGAAAAAGCTGCTGAGTACGGAGCTAAACTGTGTCAGATTTTTGATATCTTTGAAGTTGAAGAGTTCCCCGACAAAACTTACAGAGCTGTAGTCAAGTATTCTTATTTTCCTGGCATGGGAATAAGGGAAGAACATGAGCTGCGCAATTGCATGCATGTAGCTTGGAGAACTAGAGGAGACTTGTTAGAAGTCTGCTACTGATTTCCTATTTAATGCATGGATGAAACAACTAAACAAGTACTAGAGCTACAGCAAAAACAAGATTCTATTTTAGCTGTTTTTCTTGAGACTCATGAGCCAAAACTTATAAGAGAAGCAATGGAATTACAGAAAAGGATTGAAGTTCTGTTAGCGTGTTATCTAGGATAAAAATAAAAGGAGTCCGCTTGGGACTCCTTTTTTGTGCTCAAAGCGTAAACTTAGAACAATGGAATAAGTTTTACGTAAGACCAAGTGATTGTACAAGAAAGAGGATCACCAGAGTTAACATCATAGTCAAAACCAGTAAGCTCTTTAATGTAAGCCTTTTCGAATTTGAAGCCTTCGTTTGTTGTAACACCATTTGTGTCAACTGTGCGAACCTGCAAGTCTGTACGAATGTTAGAAGTTCCAGATACAGCACCAACGTCTTCAGCCATTGCTCCAGAGTCTGAGTTACAAATGTACTGCCACCAAGCCAAGAGTGACTTGTAAACAGTGTAGTATTTGTCGACACGGAACTGTGAAGTAAACTGTTTTGGAGTTTCGTCTTTTCCGTTAGGCTTAGGGAACTGCTGAGCTTTCCAGGCAACCATGTACTCACCAACAGCAAATCCTGGAACAGAGATGTTTGTTGTACGGAATTTAAGATTGTCTTTCAAATCTCCAAACAGAGAGAAAGCTCCAACCTCTAATTCTGCAACGTTTCCAAGAGCGTCATCGCCCATTGCATATACGCTATCGATAGACATAAATATTCTCCTTAAGTAAAAAGTTTTCTTTAAAGATAATTAAATAGGCTTAGATTAATTAAGTATCTCCATTTTGTACGGTCTCCGTATTTACTAAGATTGTAAAGTTACCATGGAATTCCGTAGATGAAAACTGAAGAGGTGGGAATGTAGCATACATAAGAAGATCACCTGCTGTATTAAAGAACCCCACTTCAGTTATTTCTATAGAATTTAAAACAAAGAAATACGAAGCGTACAAAATATCTTGTTCTGAAGGACTCCAAGAAACGTGGTAAGAATATGAGTTCTCAATAGAGGAATCCTCTGTAAGAGATTGAACGAATCTTATCTGTATTTCCCCTGTTTCATAGTTTATCTCGGAAGCAACTATGGCAGGGTTTGACTTGAAGTGACCTTCTCCGTCGTCTATAGCCACAAAAGATTTTTTAGCAGTTCCTTCCCCCTGAGAGAAAGAAATCTTTAAAGAGCCTGGAGTGATGTCAGTTTCATCTTTAGGAACTACATAAGCCCACAGTCCTGGGTCTTCTGGGTCATAGGCTTTTTCAATTGAGAATGAAGTAGAGTACTCAAAGTCTGTATCTAGTGTACAAACACCTGTTTCATAATTGATAGTTCCTTTTAATCGGTTAGACAAGAAATTGCCTTTTCGGTCATCCAGAACGGTAGTCAACTCTGCTAAGCCTTGCTGCTTGATTGCAAGGCAGACATTTCCTCTACGAATAGGAGCCAGTGGAAGAGAAAAAGAAAAATGTGTATCTGAGCCGGAAAAGTCATCTTTAATTTTCAGCTGACGAATTTCCTGTCCCAAATATTCTGCACAAGCTCCAATGTACTGTTCAGACCTAAAGGTTTCTGAAGATACTACGGGAACTGTAGCAATAGCTGTTTGAAGTTCTGTTGGGAAAGGAATTTCTGGATGCTGAACAGAAGGCAACTCTTTAGCACCGATTCCGAATCGAGCTTCTGAAATCTCATACTGACTTGATATAATGTCTAAAAGCTGCGGATTAGCTACCACATTCAGTTTAAGGCTTGGGACAGAGTATTCTTGCTCAGGAAAGTTGTAATTAATCAAGCCTGACAAATCTGTTTGCACAGAAAGCTGTGACCCGATGTGAGGAACTTCCTTACAGCGTCTTCCCCAGTTAATGTTTTCAGACATGAATATCAGATACTCATCTGTTATAAGATATGATTTTGAGTTTTTCTCAATAAGCCTGTCTATAAAGTATTCCAATCCGATATGGTTAGAAGAAATTTTTGAGTTACTTGTGTCCAGCTTAAATGCAGGAGAGTCATCCAAGATAAGACCAGAGTCTAAGGAAACGTAGTCTTTCACCATTCCCGAAAAGTCATTTTTGGACTTAAATAAAAACGGTAGATTTGCAGGAGTTACCTTAGCTGAGTCACATGGGTCTTTCATACTGCGTTGAAGCAAATCCGCTGCAGAAGAATAAGTATAAATGAACATCTGACCAATTCTGTCTACAGAGAGAAAGAAGGATTTGTACAGAGTTGGTGTTCCTTTGTAAAACAGCTTGAACCCGATGCTGTTTACTTCTTGTCGAAGAAATTCCAAATCGTCTCTAACTATAGTAGAAAAAGGTACACCAAAGTTTTCAGATATCTGAATAAGGCGTTCTTTTTCCATAGCTGCTGTATCATAAAAGGTAGTCTTTTGCTGTTCAGCTCTATCTCGAAAAAGTTTTATTTCTTCAGAAATGGCTTCAAGGAATATCTGGTATATAGTTCCTTTAAGAGAAGGAGGCATTCTTTTTTCAGATTCAAGTTCTGTACTCATTAAGCTACTCCCATAATGTGTGTAACAACTTTGTCTTTGTAATAAGCAAATAGCTGCTGTCTGTACTTGAGTAATAAATCACCATCTTCAGAGTCTTGGAGAGCAAAATCAATTCTAACTTCGTAGTTTGAGAACGGCTGATCTAAACCATAAGTAATAATTACATCTCCTATGGCTCCATCTGTGTAGGATATTGTCGCAGAGTTCAGGTCGTAACTTCCTTGTTCTGGGTCACTAGGGTCGATGTAGTCTCCTATAAGAATTCCGGCTCCGTTGTCATGTCCCAGCTGAGACCATTCTCCACCTACTGATGAATCCCGTATAAAGAGCTTAACAGACCCAGGTAAGATACTTGCTAAATTTAAGTTCATAGAGATTAAATAAGCAGAAGAAAACTTGAAGAACTCTGAGAATGACAAAGAAGTTCTATGATGGTCTACGCCTTCTGCAGAGTCAATAGTTTTGTAGTAGTCAGAAAAATACAGATTCTTCTTGTACTTTGCTCCTGTCAAGCTGTATTCTGAAGCCAAAGCTCTGTGAACATTTCCGATAACCTGTTCAGAAGAGTACTTTGTATTTGAGATGTATACTTCAGATTCAAAAGTAACGTAAACTATCTGAGTGTCTACGAACTGCAAAATGTCTGTAGTCCCTTTCTTATCGTTCAAGGCTTCACGGATAAGAGACTTAGAACTCTCAGACAAAGGTAAACCAATTCCAGTTTCTGGGTCGATAGTAATTCCCGTTATGTAAATTAAGTTTTCGGATGCTTCTACATAAGTTCCAGGCTTATTTCCTGCATCTTCATTGATTTCTTTTTCTCCCCAAACCTGAACTTTGTCTACAAGATTTGTCTGCTTAATAAGAGTAGCGTAGTCAGAAGAAGAAATTGCTCGGTTTCCTGTCTGGAAAGAAAGAGGGGCAGATGAACGAATACTTTCTACACTCTCATAGCCAGAGCCACCTACCAAGGTATCCAAGTTAGTACAGAACAATTCTACGTCTGTTCCGCTTTCATCTTTCAGAGAAGAATCAACAGTTGTAATAATTCCACCAGACAAAACATTTCCGTCTTCACCTTTTGTCTGTAAGTATTCGAACGTAACTATGTCACCGTATTCCAGTTTCTTTCCGAATATACCGTTTCCGAAAGTTATTTCTACACCAGAAAAATCTGATAAAGTTCTTAAAGTGTAGAACAAGTCTTCATTAGAAGTTGCTAATCGAATAGAGCTTACTTCTGTCCACTGGATACCATTTACCTTTACAGAGTACAAAGAGTTTTCGATGTCAGGGTCTTTGATAACTACAGAAGCATATTTCAGTTCTGGATAAGCAGTAGAAGTGATTTCTACGACTCGTTCAGTTTTTTCACCTTGAATAACGGGAATGTCTACGTAGTCAGCATTAGCAGCAAGATATGTGTTTTCTTTTGAAAGAAAAGTTAATCCTCCGCCTGACACTTGTGTAAATTTAGGAACAGTAATGTTAGTTCCCCAAGAGCCATCAAAAGTTTTCGAAGTAGAGAGACGAATAAATCCTGTTGAGCCAACTTTTCTGTGAGGTTTGTAGTCGTAAAAACTTACTTGTTTCATAATTGAGTTATAGCCCTGAGCAGTCTCCCAAACCGCTTCACGAGTAAGGAATTCGTCATACATATCTGCGTCAGAAAATTCTTCTGCAGCTGCTTCAAGAAAAGCAGAGTTAGTAGAAAATAGTAAAAGCTGTTCGCCATCAAGTCGAGACAGAACTCTTGCTTTTAATCGAGCTAAAACTGATTCATAATCAAACTTAATTGTTGCCATACCAACCTCTACTTGTATAGATTGTTTAAAGTTGTATCAGTATATACAGAAGATTTGAATGCAGGGCATCTACCTTCTACGTGTATATAGTAGCAGTTGCTTTCGTAGTCAGGAACAACTGTACACTTTGTAACTTCTACTGAAGGCTGGAAATCTGTTCGTAAGCCTGTTCGGATTGCTTTTTCAATTTCATTTGCTCTGTCCTCAGACATAGGCTTCATAAGAGAGCCAACGACAAATCCTCCTTTAGTCGGACGATAAAGTCTTTCACCTCTAAAGGAGCAAAGCCAAAGTTTTATAGCATTGGACAAAGCGTCTTGGTCTTTTAAAACAGGAATGTTTCCTTGCTGATTCGAAATTCCAGTGTGGTCATAATCTACAAAAACTGCCATAAAGAAATAGGCTAAATAAGGTGGTTCTCTAAGCAGAATTTTTCTATCTTCATAAGGGAAGACTTCGGAAAAATTTCTTCTTCATCGTCTATCATAAATTTGAATTCTTCATTTTCGTCAAAATCCTCGTACTGAACTACAATAGACTGAGCACCTTGAGAGTCTTCGAACTGAATTTCCCAGTGATTATTTACTCTTACTAATGAGTATTGACCAAATTCAAATTCTTGAGTATGAACTCTTTCTACAAAAACTTCGTTGTCTAAAACATCTTTAAATTCGTCCATCTATCTCTCCTAGTGCAGAATTCCTTGCTCCATAAGGTACTGAACTACAGCAAGAAAATGTTTTGGAGCAAAAACTATGTTATTAGGGTTTACCTTTACAGGAGCACCTCTTGCATAGTTTCTTCCGAAAAGAATTCCTTCTTGTTGCCAAACCCATGAGCACCTAAACCAGAAGTCACCATTTATTCCTCGTAAGTAGTTTGTGCCCTCTTTAATTCTTCCATTAGGAAGTTTTTTAGGACTTCCTGCGGGAGAAAAATCCCAGCTGCCAACTGATCCTACTCGTCCTTTAAAAGGAACGTCTAATGACAGCTTATCCATCTGAATAGTAACTGCGTACTCATGTTTGTAGCGAGTTTGTTTTTGTCTGGTTCTACCCCACTTGTCCTTTTTTGTATAGTAAGGATAGTACTGTGGAGTAGAACGAGTAGTGATTACATATTTTGTTCGAGCTTGTCCTGGATTTTTTCCGTCATAAACAGAAACTTGTTCAACACGTATGACCTTCACCATATCTCTTAGCTTATAAGTAAAACGAGTTTTAGAGTACTGATGGGCATACGTGTTTTGTATCAGTTTACGTAAAGTCCAGTTATTCTGAATCTTTCGAGGCAAGGTTATCTCCTACGCAAGTAGCCCAAAACGTTGTTGTAATTTCTAACAACAACTTTAGCTCCATCCTGCTTAAGCCCATCCTGTTCAAGAACAACCAAAACTTTTCTTGAAGCCCAGAGAACGATAGCTACATGTCCGTACTTATTAGATGCAGTTGCACCAAATACTACAGTGTCTCCTTCAAGAGGAATAGTTCCTTCTTTGCGGATTTGTTCGTAGTACTTCTTTTCTTCCGGAAGTTTACCGTAGTTTTCCCACAGGTCTTTAGCTCCTTCTACTCCTCCTGTGTGAGGAAAACCATAAACGTCTTTATTGCATTGACGGAAAACATCTACGCATTGAGGTCCGAACATTTTATCGAAATCGATTTTAGTTCCTACATAAGTGTCAACAAACTGTTTTATGTCCATTTTTATCTCCTTACTTCATAATGAAGTTATAAACGATATCAAAAGCAGCGGTAATCCCTAAAGTTCCCACTCCAGTCCAAATAAGTGCCTGATTGTCTAACCGAATTCCTTCTACTATTAAAGGGGAACTGATTCCGGCTCCCAAAGAAGAAACTCCTACAGTTACCCAAAGTTTCTTTACTTTTCTTTTATAGCGTTCATTTTCTTCTTTAAGGATTCCTGCTTCCTGCGTCATCTGACTCACTAAGTTGTCCATGTTGGTATGCGTCTGAAGTGAGTTGTTCAAGCTCTGTTGTAACCTGCTCAGTTCGTCTTGCGTACTCTGCAAAGATAGCTCCAATGACAGAATTTGAAGATTCGAGAAGTCTAATTGACTCCGTAGATTGCTTATTAAGTTCTGAGAGTTTTGAAACTCCAGATTGAATGCTAGCGATAAATCGCTCAAGCTCAGCTGCGTGAAGTCTACTTGACTCCAGTTCTGCTGTGAGAGCGGAAGATTCCAATTTATATTGTTGTTCAAGTTCAGAGTACTTATTGGCTGCGCAAATCTTATATTCGTGAAATCGATATTCGATGAAGATTGACAAGCCAATTCCTGTAAAGGTAAGAATAAGAATAACGACAAAAAGCCAAGTCGGCAATACAACTTTAGATTTTTCCACATTAATAATCCTCCAATAAAATAGGAATATTTAAAGAAAAGAAATGAATCATCAAGTCTGGTGGATTTAGAAGAGCAGATCCGACCTAGAGAAACACTACTCAATAAGAGTCCCTAACTGCTTCTGGCGTTAGGTGGTTTCTCTAAAACGGAGTTGCTACTGATTTTCAAGCCATGGAGCCATTCATCAGAGCAGAAAAAGTCGCTGAACCGCTTTTTCCGTGGTACCTTTATCGATTAGTTCAGATCGCCCCTACGCTGCGTACTCATTCTCCTCACAGCTCCTCCACTTATACTTCAGGGTCATAAACTGCTTCCCACGATTTCAACGCTAGACCACAATCTCACCTTAGCGTATTTCCCTACGGAGTTGCGTCACGCATTGTCGTCCCGAGCCAGAAATACTAATAAGTGTTTTTCTATGTAGAGGTTACCCCTTGTAGAAGAGGTTAAGCAGCCTTGACCCAAGTGTCAGATCTCTTCTGCGTAAAATCAAGGCTTGTATAAATTGCTCGATTTATATAATTCCGTTCTTTATATGCAGAGTGAGGAATTAAGCACTACGAAATTGGTCAAAGGCTATAGTAGAATTATCCGGGATATTAATCTCAGGAGACATATTTTTGCTCTTAAGAACATCTGTAAGAACTTGAATAGCTGCGATGATACCCTTATCTGTAAATTCTGCCTGAGGAGCCGGAATAGAAGGCATAGCTCTTTGAGCATCTGCGTCTCCGACAACTGTTGGCATATTTTTAGTAGCATAAACGTTGTCTTCAGGAGACAGTTGGATAACTTTACCGTCTTTGGTTACAATACCGTCTTCTATCTGAGCGTCAGGCTTATTACCTGTAATCCAGTCCCAAGCAGCTGATGCTTTATCACCAACCCAATCTCCAGCAGCTGCTGCTTTGTCGCCGATCCAGTCTCCTGCGGTTTTAAATCCTTCTTTAGTACTGTCCCAAGCAGTTGTTAATCCTTCAGTTATGCTATCCCATTTTTCAGAGAACCAATTTCCGATTTTTCCGAACCACTCTGTGACAGAATCCCAGATTCCTGTAGCGAATTCTGATATAGTTTTTACAAAGTCAGATTCCTTTACAGCGTCGAATCCTTCGGAAATTTTTTCTCCTACTCGATTAAAGGTCTCCTTTAGAGAAGTTCCTATAGAAGAGAATTTATCTTTTATAAGCTCTGTAACAGTCATAGTATTACGAGTATTTTCTTTTGCTACACGAAGTGCTTCTTTCTCAGCCTGAGCCATAGACTTACCTTCTTTGAGACACTTTTTGTAGTGTTCACGGTAGTCTTTTGTTTGCTTAAGACGATATTCCAAAGCCTGCTCATACATAAGATTGTACTCTTCGATAGCCTTTAAATCTGCTTCTTCAGAAGTATAGCCTTGCTGCATAAGTTTGGCTTTTTCTTGAGAGTACTCGTGAGTCTGACGATAGTCTTCATCTGTCTTCTTTTTCTGGAAGTAAGTTATAGCATAGTCATTAAATCCTACGGCTACTCCATTTTCTTTTTGGATTCCGAGGGCTGCGTTTTCTTTGTGTTTTTCATCAAGATACGCTGCTTCCATAGCTTGCTTCTTATTTTTACCTTGAGCAAGAGCTTCGGCATACGCTGTAGAATTTTTAAGACGTTCAACATCTTCGCCTGTAATTTTATCCATATCTTTGAGAAGTTGTGCATCGATAGCTGCTCCTTTTTTACCGTTTAAGGCTTCCATCTTAGTATTAACTGCACCAATGAAGAAATCTCCAGTAGCACGTAAACCATTTAATAAACTTTCGCCAAAAGAGTTCTGAGCTTCATCCAGCATTGTCTGGTACTCGTCGAAAAGACCTTCAGATTTAAGAATCATCTCCTGATCTTTTTCAGAAAGAGCCTTAAATTCTTCTGATTGAAGCATAGTTAAGAGTCGAGCATTTTCTTCATTTCCTTCAGCAGCGGTCTTTTCAAGGTACTCAATTCCTCTTTGCCACTCAATAGCTGCGTCGCCTTCTAATTCTTCAGAAGCACCACGAATTCCTCCAGCCAAAGTTCCAGTAAATTCTTTCCATCCAGATTCTACTGAAGCCTTGATTTTCTCCCAAACAGAAGAATCTTCAGAGTATATAGTATCGTACAGGTTCTTTTGAATTTCGGCTTGGTTTTTGTCCCATCCCAATTCAAAGGCTTCCTGAGTTCCTTTAGCTACGACAGTTACCGCAGCAGCAATAGCAGCAGCAATCAAAACAGGAGGGAATACAGAACCTGCAGCAGCTCCTGCAGCAGCCAATCCTGTTCCTAAAAGACCTGCACCGCCTGCAGCAGCTGCACCGCCTGCAGCCATTCCAGCAGCAGCTCCTCCTGCTGCTAAAGCTGTAACGCCAGCTGCTCCTCCTGCAATTAAAGCAGTTTTTCCGGTAGCTCTGCCTAATTCTGCATTAGCATTTTCTTCTGTGAGTCGTGATCTGTCTCCCAGCCAAGCTGTTTCAACTGCTCTACCGTACTCACCTTGTTCTGCATATTTTTTAGCGTCTTCAGTATCTCGTTCTTGAAGTTTAGCTCCCCCTACGAGCATAGCAATAGGGACTGCAGCAACTGCAGCAACCCCTGCTGCGGAAGCAAGAGTAGGAGCAAGTTTTGTAAGAGTCTTTGAGAATTTTCCGCCTGACAGTTTGTCTAAGAAACTCTCATCTTCGCTATCGAGGTCGATGTCATCGATTCCTTCTCCAAGTTTACGGATTTCTTTTCCTAAGAAAACTGCTGAAGCTCCGATTATTCCGCCTTTACGCAAAAGTTCGGTTTCTACTGGAGTAGTTCTGTCAAGTAAACTTTCGTCTGTAGAAACGCTTGGAGCAAGAGGACTTTTTTCAAAAAGAGAATTGTCTAATTCATCACTAGAGCTTTCGATGCCTTTAAAGATTTCCGGCTCTCGAGGAAGTAAAACTGTTTCATTCTCTGTAAAAGACTCTTGGAAAGAGTTTTCAGGTTCTTTGTCTTCAGAGAGTTCTGGTTTGTCTTCCGAAATAAGATTTACCAAGTCTGCGTTTATGGTTAATCTTTCTAGGACTTCAGAAAGCGGAATAGGTTTTTCTTCTGGTATTTCTACCTGAGGAGCGTCTACTCTTACTTCTGGAGAACTTATATCAGGTATATTAATAGAATTGAAAACCTCGGGAGTATCAATTTCTGGTATTGTAACTTCTGGAGCGTCAATTTTAGGTACTGAGATTTCCGGTACTGCAACCTCTGGAGCGTCGATTTTCGGTAAATCGATTTTTGGTACTGAAATCTCTGGCTCCATAACTTCCGGAGTGTCAACTGTCACCTCAGGAGTTTCTGTAGAAATGTTATTAACTACTTCAGGAGTTGCCATTTCTGGGATGCTGACATTGACTTCAGGAGATTCTGATGCTACTGAAGCAGGAACTTCTATTGAAGGAATTTCAATCCTTGGTGCTTCAGCAGGAGGAACTTCAATAGAAGTTTCCGGAATATTGATAACTGGAGCAGGAAGAGTTAAAGCAGATTCCTTCTTTAAGTCTTCATTTTCGATTTGAGGTACAGATAAATTTTTTACAGAGTCAATTGCTTCTGGAGCAGGAAGAGACGGAGTTAGGTCTGCTTCTACTAAGTCTGATATTCGACTTACAGAAGTAACTAAAGGCTCTTGAGCAGTTGACAACGCAGATTCAAGTTCAAGATCTCTTGCAGCTGCTTTTTCCTCTTCCTTGTCTTCTTTAGACGTTACTTTTTCAAAAATGTCTTGAGCAAGGTCTTTAGTTGTTTTTCCTGTAGCAAACTTTGCGATAGGATCGGCAATAATACGAAGAGGTCCCAACAAAGAAGCAGCCATTGAACCAAAAGCGTCTTTTCTTTCTTCTTTACCGTTTTCAAGGGCTTCTTTCCAAGTTCCTCTAACGCTCTCAGCTATATGGTCAAGAACAGCATTTCGTTTCTTCTTGTCTTTTTCGTTTTCTTGTCTAAGCTGCTCATCTAAGTCGTAAGACTTTTGAAAAGTTTCAAGCTGCTTTCTAAGTAAAACTCTATCTTCTCCAGAAAGACTTTCATCTTCTTCAATCCAACCTTCAAGAGTTCTGTGAAGATTTCCAAAAGAGTCAAACAAGGCTTTAGTATCTTTTTCATAAGTATCTTGTCTTTTAGACACGTAGGCAATAATTTCTTCGTCACTGGCTCCTTTCTGTTTAAGAAGTTTTGCGTCCATGCTACGCTGAGCCTGTTCTTCATCGAATCTTTTATAAAGTTTCTGCTGCTGTTTAGCAAGTTCTAAAAGTTCTTCCTGAAGTTCTGCGTTGTGAGTGCCTAATTGTTTTCCTATAGTTTTAAACAATTCTTGTGCTTTATCAACAGCATTATAAGTGAGGTCGTGTTTTTGTTGTTCAGATTTAAAGGTTAAGCCATCAGGCATACCATCTGCATAATTATTTGCCATAAACAAATAGGCAAATAAAAAGCTCCCCGAAAGGAGCTATTTGATTTTAGTAAGCGTAACGCCATCTACTATCAGGAGCAGATTTAGGAGTAAAGGATGGATCTACCCAAAGAATTGCTTCTCTAGGAATTTTTACAAATTTCGGATTTTTGACAAGAGCAATGTAGGACTTGATGTCTTTTAAAGCATCACTCCATTTAGCATAGTTGTCACCTTCCCAACGAGAATGTAAATCTTTTTCTTGCCAAGGAGACCAACTCATGTAACAGTGAACACTAATATTTCTACCGCCCGCATATTCTCCCTTGTGTACAGTTACTATTAAATACTCCAGAACTTTGTCTCCTTTGTATTCACCATATAAGAAAAGACTAAAACCTTTATAGTTATCGAAATTCTTAGAGCCGAATGACCAATGATAGTTTTTCTCGGAAACCACCACAGGAAATCCCCAAATAGACGATAAGTCTTTTTGAATCTGAGGGACTACAGAAAAGTCAAAACCTTCTTTTAAGATAAGCATAAACCCTCCTTAATTTTTCTTAGCCCATTTAGAGCCATCAAAATAAAGTCTGTTTGTCTTTTTAAGCAAAGTAGCAATTTCCTTAGAGTACTTTGTGAAAAAGTTTTTCTCTTCAGGAGTGTAAGGCTTACTTTGCAAGTCTTTTGCAATCCAATCCCAAGGATTACCTGTAAGGTCTATTTCACCTGTTTTTGTGTTGTAAGAAAATGGGATTTCTTTTGAACCGTATTCCAAGAATCCATAGCCATAAAACTGCCCCGTAAGTGTATCTTTTTATGCTCAGACGAACACTGAATCGAAGCTGTTGCAATTGCCTCTTTAAGAATAAACATATTAATCTCCTTAGCTAGTCCACCTAGCTCCATCAAAGTAAAAATTTAAGTAGCCTTCTCTCAGAAATTTAGAAATTTCGTCTAAGTGCTCTTTTATAAAGTCTACGACTTCAGGTTTGTAAGGCTGTGCTTCTAAGTCTTCTTGAAAAGACTTCCAAGGATACCCTGTCAAGTTTATCTTGCCTGTTTCTGTTTCAAAAGAAAAAATTACTCCTAAAGAAATTTTTCCAGACAACCAGCCGTAGCCAAATTCAC